TCATAGAGACTTGATGGCCTCAACAACCTTCTCTGAAGCCCCTTGCTGGCCATCGAAACGTTTGCGGAAAACCTCTAATACGAGTTTCTCATCTGCGGTTAGCGGAGCAGTACCTTCTTCGCGGAAGAACTGGAGGAGTTCAGGCTGGCGTTCTTCCAGAACCATCAACATCAGTCGAACAGGATCTGCGTCGAGAGCCTTCGCCAAAGGACGAACCTTGTCAATGGGTAATGGGATTTTGCCGCTTTTTATAAGTGAAAGGTTGTTGGGGTTTTTGTATCCAATTTCTTTCGCGATCACTGCCTGACTTTTGGGAGAAATTGTAATCAGTGAGTCAATGTATGCCGCGTAGCGACTTACTTTCGCTTCGGTTTCGTTGGTAGCCATGTTTTTCGACCTTGCGTGTTTTGATTTTCTCTGGTAAGTGCTTATCGATATTACATTAAAGGTTATTCTTGTAAAGACTTATCTATCCTTTTATCAAGATACTTTCTGTTTTTAATCATAATAACAACGCGTTAAAACCCTTTTAATTTACTCTACACATGAAAAATTTTAAGCTACACCTGATATGTAAACATTCATAACTGATACATTAAGTAGTAATATTATGAGCGTCAATATGTTCAATTGGATAATGCCACATGGAAAAAATTGTTTCTAATTTGGTCTCTATTGATATAGGGGACGCCTTTGTGTTGGAAGAAGATGGTGCTGCAAAAATCTTAACTGAACTCCCAACGAAACAACTCGGTTTTAGCCTCAAGGATGCCACCGCGTTCAGCTTTAAACTCGACAGTATGCACTTCACTTTGATCAACACCGGCTCCGGCTCCTTCGCTGTCCGTACCATTTAAGCCTCAATACCTCTTCTCGCCTGTACGAACAGCTTAGTCGCCTGTTCGTACAGTGATATTTTATAAACATCAGAAAACAAATTGTTTTAACAAACAAGGAATATCCATGTCTAAAACCCACAAAAGAGCTGTACTGAAGGAGGTACAGGATTTTCGCGACTGTGTTAAACGAGTGGTGGCAATGCTCTCTGGTAAAAGCATTCCTGTCGCTGAGCGAGGCAATGAAGCGTTTGTTCGCTACAACAAACGTGGGGAGCCAGCACTCGTTAACATTCCCTCCATTCCTAACGACGCCACTCCTACGCTCATGAACGCGGTACGCGGCTTCCTTGACCATGAGGTAGCCCATATCCTGTTTACTGATCCTAAAGTCGCCATGAACATGCGTAACAAAGGCAAAGCACCATCGACAGGCCTGTGGAACGCGCTGGAGGATGTTTTTATTGAGCGCAAGATGGGGCAGGTGTTTGGCGGAACACGCCGCAATCTGCTGGCGACGCAGAAGCTGATCATTGAAAAATACTTCCAAACCAACGTGACCAAAACAGTAGCCGTTTACAAAGGTGATCAGCGTGATTTGTTCCTGAAATTCTTTCTTTGCCCCGTCGTTCGAGCCTGGGATGGCCAAAGCCCTTTTGTTGAGTTTATGGAAGACCATTGGCATTACATCTCCAAGCCTGTAGCACTGCTTAAAGAGCATGGTATTGATGTAGCGGTACGCAACATGTCCTGCACAGAGGATTGCGTAAAAGTGGCCGCGGCCATCGCTATGCTCATGAAAGACCTGAAAGAAGCGACGGAAGGAAAGCTTTCGGACAAAAAGTCTTCGGCCAAGAAACCATCTGGCAGCAAAGAAAAAGCTGACAAGCCTGGATGTGAAGATGGTGCCCCAGCAAGCCCGGACAGCGATGACGAAGAGCCAGAAAATGGAGAAGAAGAACTGGGCGCGGCCGACCATAAAAACGAGTCGAAAGATGAGGAGGCTGGGGACTTTGATGCGCCAGAATCGTTAGATAATGACTTACCTACTCAAAATAAAAATATAAGTGAGACAGAAATTAATACTACGGAAGCAGGCTCCGATGGTACAAAGAACTCGCCAGACGAGGATGGTGGCGGTTCAGATGGTGAACATGACCAGAGCGAGAAGGATGAGCCGGCGCCGGGCGATGGGATTCGCGAGGATGCAGACGAATCGGACGGATATGGCATCGGCGAAAGTGATGACTCAGAAGATGATCTTTCCGGCACCAGTGGCGGAAGCGATGGCGAGCCAGACAAAGACGATGAAGAATCGAGTGAAGGAAGCGAGACGGAGGAAGGTGCCGAAGACACACCAGATGACGACTCCGGGTGTGTGGCTTCTCCTGACGATATGACGCTCGACGATGCGCTCAAGGCACTGGACGAGGTTGAAGATGAGGTAGGGGAAGTAACAGAAGATGCGCTCTCTTCGACAATCAGCAGCGAACTGAAAAGAACCTCTCTTGAAGAATATCGCCCATACGACCGCTCTTACGACTTTATCGGTCCAATTGACGAGGCAGAAGACCACATCAGGCGCACCAAAAAAGTCTTTGGAGCCATTCCGATGTACTCACCCATTGACCGTTATCGCATGGTTCCGGAAGGTCGCAAGCTGTTTGAGTTGTACATCGAGCGACACTTGTCGGCCGGTGTATCTGCAACCCTCGCCAAAGACCTGGAGCGCGCGATTGCCAGCAGAAACCGGGTGCAGTTTATACCGGGTCAGCGTCGTGGCCGCATTCATGGCTCCAGTCTTTATCGCCTGGCAATGAACGATGATCGCGTATTCCGTCGCAAGGAAGATCACCGTGCAGTTAACGCGTGCGTCCAGCAGGTTATCGACTTATCAGGTTCAATGAGCGGCAAAAAGATTCACCTTGCATTGGCCAGCGCATACACCATCGCCGATGCACTCGACCGCATTAACGTGCCGAACATCATCACCGGCTTCACCACGTTCGGAAATCCGGACTACTCGACAATGTCGAAAGCAGGGTTCTCACGTTTTGAAGCGCTGATGCTGCCAATCATCAAGAACTGGAATGAGAAAGCGAACTCTCCGGAGATCCGCGCTCGTATGGGTTGTGTGGGCGAGACGTTCCCCCTGCTCAACAACGTTGATGGCGAGAGTATCGCGCAGCTGGCATCACTGTTTTCGGGGCGCATGGAGGACAAGAAAATCATGATGGTCATGAGCGATGGCGCGCCTTGTGCTGCTGGCGATGGGTTTGCGCCACATTTGAGATCTGTCACTAACGAAATCGAAACCTTAAGCGACATTGATCTCATGGCCATAGGCATCCTTACTGACGCTCCGAGACGTTATTACAAAAACTACGCCCTCGTGAACAGCGTTGAGCAAATCGGGCCATCGGTCGTTAAAGAGCTGTCTCGTATCATTCTCGGGTAAAAATTTACCTGATAAAATAAGTAATCACTTACTATACACCCTAATATATTTATATAAGATATACGCCATTAACGACAACGAGTAAGGAAAGCACATGGCCGCTAATGCACTGAATCAAGAACAGCAACTGCCTGAAACCATCGTCTGCAAATGGTGTGGCAAATCCTTTCACCATCTCAAATCTCACATTTCTATGGGGCGCTGCGAAAACCTTCCGGAAGCAGCGAAAGGCCTGGATGTCGATGAGGTGGTGAAGATGTACACCACGGAATTTCCGGACGAACCGACCATTTCCAGCACCGCGCTGGCCAAACTCAAAGAGAAGCGTGCCGAACTGCATACCGGGGATAGCAAAGTCGCGGAGATCAGCGCGCACACAGGCTATGTGGGTTCTGTTGAGTACAAGACGGAGCTGGTAGCTGCGCACGAGCTGCTTGGCGTAACGCTGAAAGAGCTGGGAACGCCACGAGGCAAACCCCTGCAGGTAACGGTGAACGTCAATACGCCATACCCGGAGTTCATACCGGAAGCGAAGAAGAACTATGTGTATGGCGATTTCGATCTGATTAAAGACGTCTTCATGATGCTGGAGATTGGCATCCCTGGCTATCTCTGGGGTCACGCTGGCACCGGCAAATCCTCACTGCCAACGCAGCTCTGCGCTCTGCTCAATCGCCCGCTTATCCGCGCACAGCACACCGCTTCGATGGAGGAAAGCCATGTAACGGGTCAGATCCTCGCGCGCGACGGCTCCACCTACTTTGAGCCTGGGCTGCTGGCGCTGGCCATGAAAAACGGTTGGGTTTACCTGGCTGACGAATACGACTTCGCATTTCCGCAGATTCTTGGCGTGTACCAGCCGGTACTGGAAGGAGAGCCGCTCATCGTTAAAGAGGCGACTCCGGACTGGCGCCGCATTACACCACATAAGCGCTTCGCCTTCATCGGAACAGGTAACACCAACGGATCTGGCGACGAAACCGGTCTCTATCAAGGCACGAACATCCAGAACGCCGCGAACTTCTCACGCTTTGGCATCGTGTCCAACGTGAAATACATGAGTCCGGAGGCAGAAACAAACATGTTGGTTCAGGCGGGCATCATTCGCGAGTACGCCGAGAAAATAGTGAAGTTCGCCAATCTCGTTCGCGAAGGGTACGAACAGCACCTCATCAGTCAGCCTATCGGTCCCCGTGAACTGCTGCTGGCTTCAAAAATCGGAATGATGCGCGGCGACTTTGCTGCTGGCATCGAGAAGGCGTTCATCAACAAGCTGCCATCTACGTCTGCCCAGGCTTCACGTGAGGTGGTTCAGAAGATCTTCGGTTAATCGTGCGTAAAGGATGCTTTGGCTCACTTATCGCAGCGTCTGAAACTGGCCGGGCTTGCTCAATGTGTCCTGAGAAGCCCGCCTGCCATGCGGCAGCCAGAGAGGTTGCGATTTCGCTGTATGGGAAGTTCGTAGGCTTCCCCAATGACAAAATCAAAAAAACCAGAAAGGTAAAAAACACATGAAGGCTCTGATGGTCAGAACTGACTTCTCGCTGGGGGAGTCAGCGCTAAAAGCAGAAAAGGCGGCCAAAATTGCGAAGGAAGCTGGCTATACCGCTGTCATTTCCGCTGACAGCATGAATATTGCCAGTGTCATCCCCCTCCAGCGCGCCGCGGGCGACGATATGGCGGTGATCTGTGGTGTTAAGCTGAATATTGTCGACGACCCCACATACGAGCACCGCGCCCGAATGGCGAAAGAGTCCGAGAGATGTATGGAATCATTGGTGCGTGACCGTAGTTACAGCTTCACTGCACTCATCAAAAATGAGCAAGGTTATCGCGATGTTTGCGAGCTGATGACCTTAGCGAACAAGCGCGAGCAATTTTACTTCGTGCCACGTCTGGCTCTCGACCAGCTGGCCACCGTTTATGCCAAAGGCAACATCATCCTGCTGACATCCGACATGGGCAGCGTATTCCAGCGCCGCGACTTCGCGAAGATCATTAGCACGTTGGTTTCTGCGGGTGGGCGCGACAACTTCTACAGCGTGGTTTATCCGCACCCTACGCCATTCTACGACCAGATTAACGTCCGAGCGATGAAAGTGGCGAGCGCATTGAAAATCGAGCCAGTGGCGTTCTATCCCGCTTATTACGAAGCTGTCGAGGATGCAGACATTAAAGACATCGCGCACATGGTGACGAACAACATCAAGATCGACCAGCCGCATCGTCTCCGTATCCCCCACCAGCGTGACAACGCCATCAATGGGCGCCGGCATCTGCTTGAGGCGCTCAAAGCGTTCTCCGTTCGTATGGGTGTACCAGTGACGGCGGCGATGGCATCGACGACACAGGACGCGATCATCGAAGCCTGCACCTGGCGCTGGCACGAACTGCCACCGGCATTACCAAAGATGGCCGAAGACGAACCTGCTGCACTGATGAAACTTGCGGTTGCTGGCCTGCGCAAGCGTCTCACCACCAAAGAGTTTGGCTATACGCCACCAGCGTCTGAGCACCGTGTATATGTTGACCGTCTTAAGTATGAAATGGATACGCTGACCCGCCTGGGCTTCTGCGGTTACTTTCTGATGGTACGCGATTTGATGAATCACAGTCGCGAAACCGGTATTCCAGTTGGCCCCGGTCGTGGTTCATCTGCTGGCTCTCTGGTGGCCTGGTGTATCGGCATCACCAACGTTGACCCAATCCGCCACGGTCTTCTGTTTGAGCGTTTCATTAACCCTGAGCGTCTCGACCTTCCGGATGCAGATCTGGACTTTAGCCAGGCACGTCGCCATGAGGTGATCGAGTATCTGAATGAGCGCTATGGCGAGGATTATGTTGCCGGTATTCCTAACTTCACTTATCTGGGCGCGGCTTCCGCGCTGCGCGATACCGCTCGTATTTATGGCGTCGACGCCGCGGATATGGCGGTATCCAAAGAGTTCAAGAATCTGGAAGACGATAGCCTGTCACTGGAAGAACTGCGCGAGCAGCTGGCCAGCCTGGACAAATACGCTAACAAAAACCCGGAAGCGTTTAAGGCGGCGTGCAAGCTGCAAAGTCTGATGCGTGGCTTCGGCCGCCATGCTGCGGGCATGATTGTCGCTGGCGTACCACTGGTTGAGCGCACGCCAGTAGAGCTGCGGGGTAATGCGCGCTGCATTGCGTTCGATAAGCGTTACTGCGAGGCAATGGGGCTGATTAAACTGGACGTACTCGGTCTGGCCACGCTCGATCTGCTGGATAGCGCAAAGCGTTACATCAAAGAGAGCACTGGCAACGATATCAACCTGGACGCCATTCCACTCGACGACCGCAAAGTTCTGGACGGTTTCGCTGCTGGCTACACACAGGGCGTCTTCCAGCTGGAATCTGGCCCAATGCGCAAGCTGCTTAAAGATCTGGGTAGCGGTATCGAGCCAATGAGCTTTAAAACGGTTGTCGCGACCACCGCGCTCTTCCGCCCCGGCCCCATCCAGTCAGGCATGTTGGATGACTACGTTTCTGTGGCCAAAGGCTTCATGCCACCGCATTCCTTGCACCCAATGCTGGACGATATATCTCGCGATACAAACGGCGTACTGATTTATCAGGAGCAGATCATGGCTGCTACGCGAATCCTGGCGGGGTTCTCAATGGCGGAAGCAGACTCGGTCAGGAAAGCGATCGGGAAAAAAGATATGGAAAAAATGAAATCCATTGGTGGCGACTTCATTAAGCGAGCGGAGAAAGGCTGGGTGACAGTGTCACTTGATGATGGTTCTACGCGGAAAATTCATAAAACGGCACGTTTGCTTTGCGCTGATGGTGAGCGTCGTACTTACGCCGAAGCAATGGCTGTAAATGCCGACATAACGAGCTTCGATATTTGATATTTAATTTATAAGATAAGAAAACAATTTGTTTGGTAAGTGTAAGTAATGCCGGGTACGAAGTACAAAATCACAGAAGAATGGTTACGTCAGCGTTACATGGTTGACCTGATGAGAAAAGAAGACATTGCAGCCGAAGCTGGTTGCAGCAAGGCAAATATTGACCGTCTATTGGCCAAGTGGGGGATTAGACGCGGGAGCGCTCGGATATCCGCTACCCCAGCCTGGAACCGAGGCAAAAATAAAAACAACGACGAACGCATGAAGCGACTCTCCGAAGCCCGGACTGGCGCTGGCAACCCTATGTATGGGAAGACCGCGTGGAATACTGGTCTGCGTGCTGATACCGATGAGCGAGTGGCCGCCGTATCGAAAAAACTGCTCGGCAAAACAATCAGTGCAGATACGAAGGAAAAGCTTGCGGCTGCCAAACGCGGAAAGCTGGGTGATGAAGCGAACAACTATAAAGGTGGCGTCATCTTCAAAACTAACGGCTATCTGATGCAGCTGGTTGGTAACAGCGGCGTTTCGCAATACGAATACGTTCATCGGTTGATAGCGAAAGAACGGCTCGGCCGAGCGCTACGTGACAATGAACATGTACACCATATTAACCGCAATACGGTAGACAACGCTCTTGGGAATCTGGTGGCACTTCCAGAAGACGCCCACATTCGCCTGCATCATGACATGCGTGATGAGGTATGGAGCTGGGAGCGTCAGCGAGAATGGCTCATCGCCAATGGGTATGAGTTCGTGAAGATTGATGAGGTGACTGCATGAAAATTACCGGTGTTGTTGAAGAGAGTAATGGCCTGACGCATGAACGAGCCGAAGAAATCTGGAATATGTTTGAAAAATCCGGCGCGTATGCCTTTAACAAATCCCACTCTGTTGCCTATTCTTTAATCAGTTATCAGTCCATGTGGCTAAAAACGCACTACCCGGCTGAGTTTTTTGCTGCTGCGCTCACCATTCTGGGCGAGGACAAACATCAGGGGCTTGTGAAGGATGCGCTGACCTATGGCATTCGCGTACTGCCACCAGATGTGAACATATCGTCGAACCGCATTGAGATCCGCACGCTGGAAGATGGCAGCCAGGTTCTTTACGCGCCCTTCTCTGCCATCAAAGGATGCTCCGAGAATGGTTGCCAGGCCATCATGCGAGCACGAGAAAAGGTCGGTGGCGCATTCGAGTCACTGGCGCAGTTCGAAGAGGCGGTAGAGAAGCGTGCCTGCAATAGCCGAGTACGTGAATCGCTGGACAAAGTTGGGGCGTTTGCATCCATCGATCCGGGCAGCTTGCCAGCCACCGCTCCGGAACGTCTGCGCGACCAGGCGGAGCTGATGGGCAATCTGGTAATCGACGCAGTGAAAGCCTCACGTCCGTTTGAAATGAACCCCAAGCGCTCTGCTGAGGTCAATTTGCTTATGACGCGCATGGCGGCCGAAATGGGCTTAGGTGATGAGCTGATCCGCCCAAGCATCGGCATCAAACCGAAAATCATGGTCATTCTTGATAACGCGAACGGCAATGATGGGCGTACCGGTTGCTTCATGGAGAACGGCTATGACGACTTCAAGGCCAAACTGCTTACTGCAGGCGACTTACGCATGGGCGATCTGTATGTCACCGGCGTATGTAAAAAGGTGAAGGACAAAGAGAAGGACTACACCAAAGATGAAATAGGCCAGTTCACCGACTTCATGCGTGAAGAGATAAACCTGGTACGTCCGACTTATGTGCTGACGTGTGGCAGCCGGGCGACATCACTCTTTAATAACAAGAGCAAACCGTCAGATCTGGTTGGTCGTAAAGAGTATCTACCGGAGCTGGATGTAACCGTCTTCTACGGATTTAACCCGAACATTTTGTACTTCCGTCCAGAGGAAGGAGAAAAGCTGGAAGCGATTCTGGCAGAGGTAGCGGAGACTATTAACAAATGAGCAAAGACACCACCATGAACGAGGCGCAGAAGATTGCACAAGAGCTGGCGATCATCCCAGATGAGTTTCGAGATAAAGCAGTGGCGGCTACGCTGAAGTCGCAGTTCTGGGAAATTATTGATTGCCCGGTCACGTTAGATCTGGCGCTCGCGTTCGCCAGACTGGATGGGGTCGACAACACCAGCCACTTGCGTAAATGCGCCAGAGCTTTGGCACTAAAAACACAAGATCCCAAAGCGTGCGGTTATCTGCTGGAGATATACGAAGCTGACGATCCGCAAGTACAGCTGGAAGCATTCAAAACGTTCCGCGACCGCCTGGTACTTAAGGTGGCCAAAGAGTTTAAGGAGGTGAACAAGATTGGAGATGTTCGGCAGTACAGATTAAAACGCCAAACCAGGGTAACTCTATCGAATATTTTCGGTAGGAAAGAAGCATAAAGAAAAACCCGCCAAATGGCGGGTTCTTTTATGCGCATTCAGCCTGGTGGCGTCGACGCTCGATAAGGGAAACAGCGATCTTCTCAATCTCTTCAAAATCTTTTGAGGCACTGTTACGAAGCACCAGATTCCACTTACTCAATACGCGAGCATTATGCGCCAGCTCTGCGTTTTCTTTGAGGCGTCCATTCTTTTCAAGCCAGCTCGCTACATCAGCCCAATCCCACAGCGGAGACTGGCCTTTAATGCGCTGAATGGGGCATGGGAAGTCCCCGCTGCCGCGCAGACCATCTTTAAGCATCGCGATAGCCTGGCGTGACATATCTGTCATTTCTGCGATGTCGCTCAAGCCAACATAGGCCGAGTCGACAGATTCAACAATCGCGCCAATACCGGCTGATTCGATGTTGTCGACCGCAGACGCAATAGCCTCATCAAGCGAATCGGCTTCACGGTCAAATTCAACATATACGGAGTTGCCATATGCGCAGATCAGCGCATCATCACAGCCGTTTTCGTACAGCGCATCTTCCAGTCCTTCGGTCTCATACGTTACGCCTGAGAGTGTCAGAGTGAAGTTATAAAGCGCCATAGTACCTCGTGGTTTAGTATTCAGAGTATTCTCTAGTTTGATAAGGGGCGGTTTGAGCCACCCCTTACAGAGCAAAATCAAGTGCAGTGATTTACTTTGCGCCTGATTTGCTTGGCATGGACTTCAGCACTTCGCGGCGTCGACCATACACTCATTTTGTGATCTCGGTGTTCACTATCTGGATCGCCACAGCGCAACTTGCAAAAACAGTGGGCAGAATCGCCCGGTGGAACCCAAACCCAGCCTTTACTTAGAGCATATTCAATGGCCGCTTGAATATGCTTGTTCGGATGTTTCTTCATTCGCCTCCGATGAATATTATACTATTCCCGATGTTGACATCTGTCAACGGCGAACCATTCAACCGTCCGTGCCACCATCCCGTTGTCGCACGCTGTCTACGGCCAGCTTTGACCGTTAGAAGGTTATCAGATTAATCCGCAGTTTTTGTCACTTGCCGCCCCGTAAACCTTGTTTTTCGTGTCATAAATTTCTGCGCCTGAACGCTTCATGGTAAAATTGATATAAATTAGTAAGCAGGCAACTAACACCATGAACACCGAAATCTACGAAAAAATCATGTCCGATCTGGAGTTTGACCGGGACAACCTTGAAGACGTCTGGCGTCAGCAACCACGCCTTTTAATGGAGTACGGCTCCAGACTCGCCCAGGCAGAGCGAGAGGTGTCTGATGCGAAGCTGTCACTGGACGCTATTGAGGCAAAGATTTACGACAACGAGCGTAAAAACTTGAGCATGAACGGCATTAAGTTTAATGAGTCCGTGCTGGAGGCGAAGGTCAGAACTAACCCACAGTATCTTTCCAAACGTCAGAAACTGGATGATGCGCGGTATAAAGCAGACCTTTATAAGCACGCAGTGGCCGCCTTTTCACACCGCCGTGACATGATCGTCCAGGCATCGAAAATGGCCATCATGGAAATTGAGCGGCTGGGTGCCGAACGCTTCCACTCTCCCCGTTAATTTATGTTGGATCGTAAGTAAGTACTGATCTATCATTCATCTCGCTCGAAAGAGCCACGAACAAACGAACGCCCAAAGCGCACAGCGCCAATGGCCACATAAACAACAAGGAGAAATACATGTCTAAGTCATTACTTGATCTGCTTAACAAGACTCGTGGCGATATTGCTTCTAAACGTGGCAATAACGTTGACCTGACCCGTCTGAAAGACGGCAACAACTTTTTGCGCATTTTTCCGAACAAGGATGACCCGAACGGGGTGTTCTTCCAGACTTTCGGTATGCACTACGTTAAGCATCAGAATGAGGAAGGCAAAGAAGTTACCACTGCTTATGTCTGCGAACAGCACACCCACGGCCGCGCTTGCCAGCTTTGTGAGATGGTGATGGAAGGTCGTGCTCGCCACAAAGGCAACAAGGCGATGGAAGAGCGCATTAACTCCATGCGTGCTACCCCGCGTTATCTGGTGAATGGTGTACTGTCTGCCCGCGAAGACTTTGGCGATGCAGAGAAATGCCAGCTGATCGAGCTGCCGTCCACCGTCTTCGATGACATCTGCAAAGTCATGTCCGAAGACATTGCAGACGACATCGGCAACCCGCTGAGCAAGGAAGAAGGCTACGCGTTCCTGATTAAGCGCACCGGCTCTGGTCGTGATACCAAATATGACGTATCGCCGAAGCGCAAAGTCTACAAAGGCGACATCGCTGAGAAACTCTGGACTACCCAGCATGATCTGATCGCATACGCGAACCAAGCCGATGAGACTCGTCTGCTCTCTACCGCGCGCACGATGGGTCGCCTGATTGGCATTGCATCGCCAGCTGCCACCATGTCTGCACCGGCGATTTCGTCTTCTGCTAAATCCGCTGCCGCCGCCCTGCCGGGTTTCGGCTCCATCACTGGCCATACGGAAGGCGCCGCTGCTGTCGCTACAGCACACACCCCAGCGCCGGAATCCTCCAGCCTGGTTGATGAAGAAATTCTGCGTGCCGCGGAAGCTGAGTTTAAGCCAGAACCCGAAGCGGCTAAGGCACCGGAAGCAGCGATCGAACCGACTGCTTCCGCCACCGCTGCTTCGGCCGAAGAAGGTCTCGATGACCTGCTGGCTGAACTGGACGCTCTGTAATCCCATCTCGTAACCAATAAGGCGTCTACGGACGCCTTACTTTTTGGAAGGAGTGTACCGGTGAATTACCTCTTAGTGGACGGTAACAGCCTGGGCTATTACCACCAACAATCAGACAAGTTGCACAACGGCGAAATGGAAGTTCAGGCAGCGTTTGGCTTCGTGAAAAACGTTCGTCGTTACGCATCTATCCTTCATGCCAGACCGATGATTCTGTGGGATGGCTTTTGCGACAAGCGTCGTGATTTTTATCCGGAATACAAAGCGAACCGCGATGACGATCCGGATATGAAGAAGATGAAAGAGGGCTTCGCTCTCCAGAAGCCTTACATCATGAAAATGATGACCGCGCTGGGCGTTAACCAGCTCGTTGCGAAAGACGCAGAAGCGGATGACCTGGCTGGAATGCTGGTCTCGCGCCTGGCTCCGCAGCCCACTGTCGACCATATCTACTTACTGACAGGTGATGGCGACTGGCTCCAGCTCCTGCGCGAAAACGTGAGCTGGGTAAGCCTTCGTGAAGACGCCAAACACAAACAGGTGAACTTCGAACAATTCGCAGAGCTAACCGGTCTGCCAACCCCTCGCGCATTTCTGGAAGCGAAAGCGTTACAGGGTGACACATCGGACAACATCAAGGGTGTCGGTGGTATTGGCGATGGCGGAGCTAAAGAGTTGCTGCATGAATGGGGAAGCGTGGCCGCAATGGTACGCGGCATCAATGACGGCTCCATCGTCATCGACAAAGGCCGCTATAAGACCGCATTCAACAAGCTGGCAAAGAACGCGTTTAACGAAAAGACGGGCTGCCGAATGCTGGAGGCGTTCAAACGCAACATGACACTGATGAACCTCATCGAAACGAAATTTCCGCCCAGCGAAATCGAGTCCATTAAAGGCGCACGCGATGTTAAGGCGTTCGAACAGCTTTGCTACGAACTGAACTTCCGCTCGTTTCTGGAAGACCTGGACGTGTTCATCCTGCCATTTGAAAGGTACTGCTGATGCTGAAATCCATTATCACCGGTGGCGCTACCACCCCAACCATGCTGGCTAAAGAGATCGTGTTTTGCCACGGCGAGCACGCTGTTGTAGCGCTGCGCAGCATTCTGGGTACTGCCGGTATTTCTGCCACTGAACGTGAGTATGCGTTGTTGAGTGAGCAGGTTGTGAAAATCCTTGCTCGTATCGCAAAGCACCTCAACCACGACTTAATCAATTTTGACGAAGCCGCTGCTTCGAAGCGTATTAACGAAACTAAAGGAATCTGATCATGGCAAAAGGAAAATCCGCTCTTGCGGTGGCACTGAAAAAGAAAATTGGCAGCAACGACGAAATTCAGAAGGTCACGCACTGGATTGACAGTGGCTACCCTCCGCTGAATAAAGCGATCTCCGGACGTTTCGACGGCGGCTTCCCATGTGGGCGCATCGTTGAGGTATTTGGGCCTCCGAGTGCAGGAAAAACCTTCTTAGCCACGGCGGCGATGATATCTGCCCAGAAGCAAAATGGTCTGGCCGTATTCCTCGACCACGAAAACAGTTTTGACGTTGGCCTGGCAGTGGCTAACGGCCTGAACGCAGATGAAGATGACGGCCAGTGGGTCTACAAACAGCCTGACACCTTCGAAGATTCGGTTGAGCTTATTGGCACCATCCTCAAGCTGGTGCGCGATGAAGAGTTAATTCCGCAAGACGCACCAATTTGTATTGTGGCCGACTCGCTGGCGTCTATGGTGCCGAACTCCAAAGCCGAGAAGTTCGACAAGATGGCGGATGGCACCGCGAAGGACAAAGACCAGCTGAATATGAACGACAATACGGCGCTGGCGCGCGCGACGAGTGCGAACTTCCCTACTCTGGCGCTCTGGGCGAGAAAATATAACGCCTGCATCATTTTCTTGAATCAGGTGCGTACAAAGATTGGTGTGATGTTTGGCGATCCGACAACGTCTCCGGGCGGCGACTCTCCAAAGTTTTACGCGTCAGTGCGCATCCGTCTGGGTGCATCTGTCATGAAGGACGGCAAAGACAAGATTGGGCAAGACGTTGGTGCCGAGTGCATCAAAAACAAAGTGGCGACGCCATACGGCAAATGCTCATGGAAGTTTTACTTCGACCCGATCCGCGGTCTCGACGTCATCGAGTCTTTAGTTGAGTACATGCTGGAAGAAGGATACCTGCCAAAGAACGCCAGCGGCCGGGTAGAGATTGGCGACAAGAAGTTCACCAAATCGCAGATCGTCGACATGTACCGCGAGAAGCCCCTTTCGGAAATCATCGCAGCGCTGCAAGCGATTGACGAAAGACGAGCCAAAGAAACGGCACCAGAAATCGAAGAAGAAGTTGAGTAAACAAAGGGCGTCCATTGGACGCCTTTTTATTTTCATTATTATCACCATTAATAAAACAATTTGTTTTCTAACAAAATATATAAAAGTGACAGTGCAACGCCACCAGTGGCGACCAGCTGTAAATCAGGACAAAAGCAATGAAGAACGTGAAAAAGCTGTATATCGCGGCAAACGCTGCGCTGGACGTAGTTGATAAGGAGATTGCAGAGGGTTATCCGCAGCCAGATTGGGCGCATCAGTTAAGAGAGGCGATAGCGGAAATGAATGCGCCGGAGCCAGCGGAAGATGAAGCTGACTGGCAGCGATTTATTCGAATGTATGCAGAAGAGATTGGCCCGACTCCCACAGCGGAGCAGGCGATGTTGCTTAAGTACTTTAAAGAAGCTGGCGACGAACTGCCGGTGGACGATACCCCGTACTGGTTTCACGCCGCCTGGCGAAAAACAGACGTGCTCTTCAGCCGCTCGCTGGGCAGCAAAAACATGGTTGTCTGGCACCTGATGCACATCGATGAGGCCATTGACCGCACGCTGGAGAAGTTCTTTCAACCAACCTGAACAGGATGTTGTGCGCCGCATGGCGCACGTTAAAATAGATAATCACTTACCAACAAGGAGGAGCACATGAGAATTTTGGTTCGCATCTCAGCCAGTACTGACTATGACGTTTATCCTTTGTTTATGGTTAGGTGCGAAAATTTAAACGATGATGAGGTTCAGGCGGCTATACAGCGAAACCTTGTCGAATATACCGGCCAGTCAGCGGAAACTGTGTTTGTGGATGAAGATGGAATCTGCTGGCACGACGGCTGCTGCTGGTACATCGATGAGACAAGAGTCATAAGCGATGAAGATGCAGCCCATCTTGAGCGCATATTAGGCATCAGCACGTTTGACTAATATTTACAGGTTCATTTTTATAAGTTAGCATTTACTTATTATGAGCAATTTGGAAAACACCCTGCTACTTATCGTATCGGTATCTTTTTTACTCGACTGCCTTTTCACCGGAGCCATCAGAAAGGCATTAGCCCCCGTCAATGGCACGGTGGTTAACATGCTGGCGATCATGCTTGTCTTTGATTCAGCGCTTGATGTAATCAGTGGAGCAGCAGCATGAAAACACGGCTTGCTCTGACTGCCTTGCTCTTATCCCATTCCATTTGCGCTGACACTCGCATTTATGAGTGCGAGATGTCCGTGGCCGAAACAAAAAATGGCGCAGTGAAAAACGTCGTAAAAGCGCCCTACGGAGCAATGGTGGTGGATAGCGGTGAGCAATTTTACGTCGTTCTCGATGACCTAGTTTTGTCCTCTCCTTATCTTACAAGACGCGCCAATAAACTAACTGGCGTGGGTGAGGACAAGCTCATTTACAACAAATCAGATGATAACTACGGCGTTCATGCAAAGAACGTCAGCTACCTTTTCGATGACTGTAAGGAGGTTGGTTAATGGCAATGACACTGACAGGTCTGGAAATCGAAAAAACGAGCGGCTACTGGCGTGCCAAAGGATTCAGGAAGTCCGATGTGATGGAACGCCTGGAGCGTGAGGACGGCTATATAATCCACCAGCGTCGCGAATGGCACATGTACGATCCGAAAAGCGGAAAACTCACATCCAAAGCGCAAACCCTTTGGGGGCTGTTGAAGAAAATCGTCTGATCCATTATCCACTATGGGAAGAACCTCTTCCCATAGTGGTTATCTTCCCCGAAGTCAGCAACTTGATGGCTCTCCCGCTCTCTACCGTTGACAGCATATTATTTATCAAAATCAGCCCAATTTTTACCGCTGATAGCATATCTTTGGTCGGGAAATTTACCGCTGACAGCATACGTTATGACCACCTTTCCAGGTGTACCGCTCACAGCATATCCAAACATTACCTCATACCGCTGGCAGCATATCGGCGTTTTTCGCCTCTGTGGACGCTCTGTCAGGACGAGAAAACCAATCAAGTTAGTGAGTGCAAACCCTTATTTTATGCGGCTTGCGGGGTTAGTGACCACTGGGGAAGTTGTCGCGGTAAATGGGATCGACGAGGCGCGCAGACCAGATAACGGCGGGCTAATGAGCAAAATCGCCCGCTGATATCATACATTTTCTAAAAATTACCGCTCACAGCATATCTTTTTGCCGCTGACAGCATACTTTATGTGAAAAATACCGCTGATAGCATACATTTTACCGCTGACAGCATATCAAAGGAGTTTCAGGCTGTTGGAGAGAATCTCGATCAGCTTGATGTTTTCGGGCGTAAGGTTCTGCGATAACTCGGTGATTTTGTTCACGAGGTTTTGTTTTGCATCGACACCAGAAGACGTGTTCTCGACCGGCTTATCCGGAAGTGCAGGCATTTCCTCTTTGACCGAAGAGGCTTTGAGCTTGGGATTGCGGCTGTGGATCTGAATGTAAATCGAGCGGCCACGCTTAATCTCGCTGTATTCGAGATAGCCCAATTCCTCCAGCGTTTTTAAGCCGTTGCGGATGGTCTGATTCTGCGAGCTGACGTTACGACTACTCAAATTGAGTCTGGCTCGAAGCCTTGCCAGCGATACTGGTGCCGGTTTGGCTGGAAGACTTTCGATGAACGTATAGAGCGCCTGGGCGGTCTCTTTGCGCGGCAGCTTGTTAATGACTTTTAGCTGGAGCAGCACTTTGTGGTCGAAGCGATAGAGTTCGGCCAGCTTCGGCTCTGCGTGAAAAATGATGGAGTCTTTTTGCTCGTTGTAATCGACGCTGTTCACCAGGTGAACCATCAGGAGCGAGATTTTGTTCGAGCCGTCGACGTTCTTTTCTTCATACGTGCGCTGGAAAGAGAGCGTGGTACGCATGATCTTCAGGAGGCTGTTGGTGAGCCTGTCACGCAGCGTCTTGCGGATCTGCGACGACGGATAGCCGCAGAATTTGGCGAACTTGGTAATGCTCAACTCGACGCGGCCACTCGGCTCCCCGTACTCGGCCAGAGAGCGCACGACGCCGACCCACGTTTTAAAATCGTGATCCATATCCAGGCGCGGACCTGTTATCTTGATGTCGGAATACCCTTCTGAACGAGCAACCTCCAGCTGAACCAGCTCTTTTGAGGCGTCGATCTCGTTGGGTCTGTTCCGTTTGCTGTTCTTTGTTCCCTTTAGCGTGGGCACGAACAAACCAAGCCTCATCAACGCTATAGGCTGAACAGTATTGTTGCTGTTTGGAACAAGATCGCCTGTGTATAGTTCGAGGGGTTCTTCTTCAAAATTATCTATACTGTCGTCTAACACATTGTTTTTGTTTTCTTTTTTCTTTCGAGTGGGCATGTTGACACCTTTCCGCTTCCAACCGCTGACAGCATACGTTATTTGCCGTTGGCAGCATACCAAAAACAGATGGCAGCATATCGCTTACCGCTGACAGCATATCTTTTACCGCTGACAGCATACGCGAATACCCGTTGAGGGCAGGCGTGGCGCGGTCTGCGAGGATCGGGGATCTCTTTTGATCTATATAGGGATCTATACGGGATCTAATTAATAGGATCTACCCTGTGGATAATGTGAATAACTAAAACAGGCGTTTGCGAACATTGCCGTACTTCATGCGCTATGTTTGCGGCGAGCAACAATAACGTGAATTAAGAATATGGATCTAAAACGCACACGCTGGGTACGCCGCCTTGAGGATGGCTCCTACACCATTGAGTCAAATACCAACCTGAACAAGCAGAAGCTCCTCTGTGAACTGTGTGGCATTGCTGCCAAATGTCCGATTAACGAAGCGCGCATAAAACTACATGAGGCAGGCGCCCACTTTCACCTGAATAGCTGCATCAGATACGTGCCTCTGCTGGCATTTCGCAAACCGATCATCGGATTAGACGCGCCCTACTTCAACACGTTACGCTCTGGCGTGACATGGCGAGACCGCGTCGAACCTGGAAAGCTTGTTTGTCTGGTGGAAGCTGATACTGGAAAGATCATCCGGTTTGGCAAAGTGGACAAGGTCTATTCCGGGCCGGTGGATGATATGCTGCGTAAACACAGCCGGTTTAACCATCTGTGTATGGGCGGAGAGAAGATCGAGACGGTGAGCAACGTTATCCGCAAATCTTACGGACACTTTCTCAAAGACGACAGCCTGCTGACGGCTATTTACGTCAAGCACCTCGACCGGGAGTTCGACACCGAGTATCACAGCGAGGAAGAGCTACATCTCGTTGACCCACGTCCAAAAGCAGGGGTGATCGACATTAACATAGCGCGTCAGAAGCCCTCTGAGACGATTTGAGTAAATAGTTGTGGTTTGACCACGAGTTTACTATGCAGCGTTCCAAAAAAGCGTTGAGAGCTTTAGAGAGCTATCCATGAGTGAATTTTATTCAATAGTGGCTTCGCAGGGAGATATCCCTTTTATCATTCGTGAATGCGAAGAAGGTGCACGTAACGGACATTTCCATAAAGACATACTTAATGGTCAATACTTTGAGATGCAAATCCGAAAGCTTCTGAAGGCGAGTGAACAGGGCGATTACTCAGGGAATTATATATATATCCTTATGCGAGCTAAGGATGACCGAAGAGTTGGTCTTATCTGGTTCTGTGCCGCTCTCGATCCACAAGGCTCACCGCGGCTGGAGCTTCGAGCAATAAGCATTATGAAGGAACTGCGTGGCAAAGGTCTCGGTTCAACACTCTTAACTGATATGCTTGAATCCAACCCACACCAACCTTTGATGGCCAGATGCTATGAGAACTCATCTCAGATGGCAGAGATGCTGAAACGACGTGGCTTTACCCTCTACGAAACCCTTCCCTCAGGCACCCAGATTCTGCTTCGCGACCCCAGATAAATACGACGCCCCACAAAGGGGCCTTTAATGAGACAAAAAATAGGTATGTAATTACTTATATATTTTGCGATAATCATGTGCCTATACATTTCCTTATGTGCCGTGCAGACCAGATTGTTCGCCTCTCAAGCACGCTTAGAATTTGTATCAAAATAACCACAAAGGAAAAGACACATGACTGTTCCATACGGGGTAATTTCAGATCCCCATTATCATCGTTGGGATGCTTTTGCAACAACTAACTCTGACGGTCTGAACTCCAGACTGGAGATTCAACTCGACGCAACCAAAGAAGCGGCGAGAGCCATGAAAGCGGCAGGATGCCAGTACATGCTGGTGGCTGGCGACACGTTCCATGTACGAGGCGCAGTATCACCTTCCGTTCTGCACTTTGTCACAGAAACCTACGAGTGGATCATCAAAGAGCTTGGCCTTGAAGTGGCCATGCTGGCCGGGAACCACGACCTCGAAACTAACGACTCTGTCTACAGCGCCAACGCTGCGGCGTCGTTGCGCTCGATTGGCGTGGAGATCGTCTGCGGCAAGCGTGCCCACTCCATCAAAATGGGTGACGTTACCGTTCATATGATGAGCTGGCGCAACAACCACGCGGAGCTTATCAGCGACCTCAAGACACTGCGTTCCGGGCTGTCTGGCGACAAGCATGACGTTGTAGTGCATACCTCGATCAACAAAGCGATCCCAACGATGCCAGATGTGGGCATCGATGCGCAGGAGCTGAAAGACATTGGCTTCCGCCTGCTCTTGTCTGGCCATTACCACAATCACAAAGAAGTGCTGCCGGGTGTGGTGAGTATCGGCGCTCTGACACATCAGAATTGGGGCGATGTGGGGTCGCTGGCCGGTTTCATGATCGTGAACCCAGACGGCACTTTCACCCACCACGAAACCTCGGCGCCCAAGTTCGTGAACCTGGAAGACGACGTCGACGATTCGCTGATCCGCGGCAACTACGTGCGCTTCCGCGCCGTCGTCGAAAGTGATGAAGAAGGCATCAAGATCCAGAACGTCCTTAAAACGATGGGAGCCAAAGGCGTCGTATGCAACTTCATCCGCAAGGCCTCAATGATGGAAGGCACTGCCAGCACCGCAGAGACCAGCAAGATTGACAGCCTGGGCGAGTCCGTTGCGGCCTACTGCAAGATCGTCCACGACACAGACGGCGGCTTCGACCTGAGCAAACTGGACATGTTGTGTCAGGAAATCCTGACCGAAGCAGAGAGTGCGGAGGCAGTGTGATGGCGGCCGGCTCTGCGAGCTTTGACGACTATGCGAGCGCAATGAAGAGGCTTGCTCGTGGGCAGACCGTGATGGTTCACAAGCCCTACCCATCTGGTGGGAATCCCCTGGCGTTTTATCTGGGAAGACTGACAGAACAAGGTGTGTTGAAGCGCCAGTCTTTTCCGGCTCACACAGAGTTCAGATTACAAAAAGGTCAAAAACTGACGCATAAGATCAGAGGCGTTAAATGAAATTTTTAAAGCTCACCGTTGAGAATTTTATGGCGCTGGCCAGCGCCGAAGTCGAACTGGATCAGCGCGGGCTGGTGCTCATACAGGGCGTTAACAGTGGCGACTCTTCCGCAGCCAGCAATGGCGCGGGCAAATCGACCCTGATGAACAGCTTAATGTGGTGTCTTTATGGCGAAACAGCGCATGGCGTAAAGGGTGACGATGTGCTGTCGACGGGGCATGAGAAAAACTGTCGAGTCATGGTCACAATCGAAGACGAGGGTAAGCGTTACGCCATCATTCGCCATCGCAAACACAAAGAGTTCAAAAACCGGCTGATCGTGCGTGGCGAAGACGGCGACATGACCAAAGGCAAGGATACGCTGACGCAGGAGTTTGTAGAGCGTCTGATTGGCGCGTCAAAAGAGGTCTTCATGGCTTCCATATACGCCAGTCAGGAAGCCATGCCAGACCTGCCAGGCATGTCCGATAAAAACCTCAAAACCATCGTGGAGGAAGCCGCTGGTGTCGACCGCCTGACTCGGGCCTATGCCATCGCTCGCGAACGTGCCAACGCGGCCGCAGCGCGCATGGACGTCACCAAATCCAAGATGGATGCCTGTGTCACGCTTATTGAGACGGCGCAGGCGGAAATTGAATCTGCCAAAACCTCATCTGAAAGCTGGGAGTGTGAGCGTGGCGAACGTCTGGATAAGGCTCGCGTCGACTTGGCCGGTGCGGAAGTCACGCTGGCCGAGGTCGTAATGGAAATGCGCACGCTGCCAGAGCAAATTCGCGATACAGAAAACGCTATCGCCACCGAACGAGAGAAGCTGGCCTCTAAAGAAGAGCATGATGCGAAGCTACTGAAGGTGCGTGGCGCTGTCACTGAGATCCGCGCCAATATCCGCACAGCAGAGGCCGCACAAAATGACGCCATGAGTCGTGCTCGTGCATTCAAAACCAAAGCGGAGGAGGTTAACACCAAAGTTGGAGCGCCCTGCTCTACGTGTGGCAAACCTTACTGCGAAGAAGATTTATCAACCGCGAAGGAGGGGTTAATTGAACAGGCTCGCAATGAGATCAGCCAGGCGCAGGCATTTGCAACGGCAGTGGCTCAACACAAAACGCGTCTTGAAAAGGCGCTCGGAATCGAATCCGCTCTTGTCGCAGCAACCCCCGACGTGTCTGCCATCATTGCCAAAATCGAACGACTGACAAATGAGCTGAGTGCATTACGCCATCGCGAACGCGAACTGTCGGCTGTTGAAGCGCTGGTGGCGAGAGCGCGCAATGAGGTCAATCGCATTATCGCTGAAGCCAACCCATTCATTGCAGTCATTAAACGCCACGAGGAGAACCTGGCTGCCAATAAATCTAACTATGCAGTACTTAAAACTGAGTTAAATAATATTCAGGAGCAGGCTTTGCTGTTAGAGAAAGCTCGCCAGGTTTACTCACCAGCTGGCGTTCGCTCTCACATCCTGACCTCTGTCACGCCTTTCCTGAACGTCAGGACAGCGGAATACCTCAACACGCTTTCAGACGGCAATATCGTGGCGGAATGGTCGACGATGGAGACAACCAAGAAAGGTGAATATCGCGACAAGTTCAATATCAGCGTGACGAAAACAGGTTCCAGCAAATCCTTCCAGACACTATCAGGTGGTGAAAAACGTAAGGTGCGCATTGCGTGCTCGCTGGCTCTGCAAGATCTGGTTGCCAGTCGCGCTAGCAAGAGGATAGAGCTGTTTATCGGCGACGAGATCGACGACGCGCTCGATACAGCGGGGCTGGAGCGTCTCATGGGGATTCTGGAGTCCAAAGCGCGCGAGCGCGGCACAGTCATGATTATCTCGCACAAAGAGATGAAGTCCTGGTTCCGGGAAACCATTACTGTCGAAGTGAAAGAGGGGCGCAGCTATGTCGTTTAATCTGAGCCGCTCGCAGTTCCTGCAAATGTTCGCTGTGATGCAGTCGATTAAGCTGATAAACAGCCACACCGCGATAAACAGGCCGCTGGGGCTTTGCTGGCAAAACAGCAATATCAGTGAAGAGCAGTTCTCGGCACTGGTAGATCTGCTGTCGAGAACGCCGGTGATGCCAAATCTTGATGAGCTGCCGTCAGGAAGCACAGCTCCAATCCTCATCAACCCATTCGCGGAAGGTGGATACCTTCCGCACACAGGGCCAGGTTTTGTGGTTATCCCTGAAACTGATGGTCTGAACATCACAGAGAATGCGCTCTTCGGGGCGATAGCGGCGCACATTAGCACTGCCTTCGCCAACATGACACGTTACGTCAATATGCGCGCAACGCACATCACCATGCCTGGTGAGGCGTTTTCCAGCTTCGACATTGAGCTGGACACCTCTCGCCCTGTAGTGGGGAGCGCCAGGCTGTGTTTTGGCTGTGAGGATGGCAGCGTCGCGGCGGTGGAGGTTGTGCTGCCCTATGTGTTTCAAGCGAACAAAGAGGATGCGCGCCAGCTCATCGATATCATGCGCCATTTTATCGGGCAGAGCATGATCGACTCGGATATTGCTGCCGGTGTGCTGACCAGTGACAGCGTTAGTGTGATGAGTGGTGTTTCTGAGCCTGTTCGTCGTGAACCGGTAAAGACTCTTGAGCAGAAGTTAATGGAATGCCCTATGTGGGCAACATGGTAAGGAGACTAAATGAGTAAAGTGATTCGCGTGGTCGGTGTCGACCCGTCAATGAGCAACTTCGGCCTGGCGATTGGTACGCTGGATCTGGAAACAGACAAGCTCAACATTCACGGCCTGACGCTGGTGGAAACCAAAGCTGGCGGCAACAAAAAGACCGTTCGCGTTAACAGTGACGATCTGCGCCGCGCCAATGAAATCTGGCGCACAGCCAAGCCCATCATTAAGCAGGCGCACATGGTCTTCTGTGAGCTGCCGGTTGGCAGTCAATCCTCGCGCGCCCAGACCTCATATGGTGTGTGTATTGGCGTGCTGGCGTGCGTGGATAAGCCGCTGATTCAGGTTACGCCAAACGAGATCAAACACTACGTGGGCAACAAGCTGACCACGTCTAAAGAGGAGATCATTCAGTGGGCGGTTCAGCAGCAGCCAGACGCCCCGTGGCTCCGCAGAAAGCAATCTGGCAGGGATGTCATGGTCGCCAAAAACGAACATCTCGCGGATGCCGTCGCTGCGATCTACACCGGTATGCAGACCGATCAGTTTCGTCAGGTTCGTGATGTTCTCTCCGGCATTTTATAAGTCCGATATTGATAGATAAGTACTTATCTAATAACATTAAGCCACTACATATAGTGGCTTTTTTTTTGGAGGACACATGATAACCATCGTTAAACGTAACGGTTCAACTGAGCCGCTGTCAGAGGAAAAATATAATCGCGTTGTGATGTGGGGCGTAGAGAACATTCGCAACGTTAGCGCGTCTGCCATCGCTATGGGCGCAGCCGCAAGCATTTTTGATGGTATGACCACCAGCCAGCTGCATGAGGCTCTGGTGAAGTCAGCTGCCGATTTAATCTCTAAAGAGACTCCGAACTATTCCCAGGTTGCGGCGCGTCTGAGCCTGTTCAAGATCCGCAAAGATGCGTTCGGCCAGTACGCTTACCCACACTTCTATCACCACATTGTGAGCAACGTTAGCCGCGGTGTTTATGATGAAGAGCTGCTGAAATCCTACACTCGTGAGGAAATCGACGAGCTGGGTGCCTACATAAAGCCTATGCGCGACGAGTTTTTCAGCTATGCCGCCACCGTTCAGCTGGCCAGCAAGTACCTTGTTCAGAACCGCGTTACTGGTCAGGTTTATGAGGCGCCGCAGCAGCTCTATATGCTGGTGGCCATGTGCCTGTTCCAGAATTGGGAAGATGGCTGTGCGAGCAAATCTCGACTGGAGATGGTCAAAGGCTTCTATGACGTCACCAGTACCTTCAAACTCTCTCTGCCAACACCCATCATGGCCGGTGCCCGTACTCCGACTCGCCAGTTCTCCAGCTGTGTGCTGATTGAGGCAGAAGACAGCCTGAAAGGGGTTAGCGCTGCATCTGCTGCGATTATTGACTATGTATCGCGCCGTGCAGGTATTGGTATCGGCTTTGGCCGTCTGCGTGCGCTGGGCAGTGAGATCCGCAATGGCGAAGCTATCCACACTGGCGTTATCCCGTTCCTGAAACATTTCCAGACCGCAGTGAAGTCTTGTTCCCAGGGCGGTGTTCGTGGCGGCGCGGCTACAGCGTACTACCCAATCTGGCACCTCGAAGTTGAGAGCCTTCTGGTAGTGAAAAACAACCGTGGTGTTGAGGAAAACCGCGTCCGTCACTTGGACTATGGCGTTATGATCAACCGTCTGATGTATCGCCGTCTGGTACGCAACGAAAACATCACTCTTTTCAGCCCACATGATGTACCGGGCCTGTACGATGCGTTTTTTGCCGATCAGGACAAATTTGAAGAGCTGTATGCACAGTACGAAGCAGATGAGAGCATTCGTAAGAAGTCGATTCCGGCTGTGGAACTGTTCTCTACGCTGTTGCAGGAACGTGCTTCTACTGGCCGCGTGTATATCGCCAACGTTGACCATATGAACGAGCACGGGTCTTTCGATCCGGAGGTTGCGCCGGTTCGCCAGTCCAACCTCTGCGCGGAGATCACGCTGCCAACCAAACCGCTGGCTTACACTGACGATCCGAATGGTGAAATCGCGCTTTGCACCCTGTCTGCGTTTAACCTCGGGGCAATCGACTCTCTGGACAGCCTGAAAGATGTCGCGTTCTATGCGGTTGCGGCTCTGGATTCACTGCTGGACTATCAGGACTACCCACTGGCTGCTGCCGAAGTTCCGGCAAAAGCACGTCGTAGCCTCGGCATTGGCGTAACCAACTTCGCCTACTATCTGGCCAAGAACGGCTTCAACTACTCCGACGCCGCTGGCAACCAGCTGGTGCATGAGACGTTTGAAGCGATCCAGTATTACCTCCTCGATGCAAGCTGCCGCCTGGCTGAAGCCAAAGGCGCGTGTGAGTGGTTCTCCCACACCAAGTATGCGAAGGGGCTGCTGCCTGTAGACCATTACCGCAAGACGCTGGACGCCAATCCGGAAACGTCCTTCGAACTGAAAATGCCGTGGGAAGAGCTGCGTGGCCGCATTCTCAAGCATGGTCTGCGTAACTCGACGCTGTCTGCCCAGATGCCTTGCGAGACTTCCAGCCAGATCACCAACTCCACCAATGGCATCGAGCCGCCGCGCGGTCCGGTTTCCGTCAAGTCTTCAAAAGACGGCATTGTGAAGATGGTTGTTCCGGATTTCGAGCAACTGAAAGACCAGTACGAGTACCTCTGGGATATGCCGGACAACCACGGCTATCTGACGAAGGTGGCAATCATCCAGAAGTTCTTCGATCAGTCTATCTCGGCCAACACCAACTATGACCCGACTCGCTTCCCTGGCGACAAGGTTCCAATGATGAAGCTGCTTGAAGACTTGCTCTACGCGTACCAGCAGGGCGTCAAGTCCCTCTACTACCACAATACGCGTGATGGCGCTGGCAAGCGCGACGATGAAGAGCCTGCCTCTCCGGAGCCGACTATGGTGGTCAAACCCGAACCAGTGGCTGAACCAGAACCCGTTGTTGAGCCAGAAGAAGAATACGACTGCGGTTGCAAGATCTGATAAGCGTGGGGAGAAATCCCCACCTTTTCATTTTGTTGCACGCCTTATTTTCACCAATAAGATAACAACTTGTTTTGATAGTCCTTAAAACAAATTGTTAAAACCATTCGATAACATTCAAAGGGAAACACATGAGCTATTCCACTTTCCGTTTGGGCGCTAACGACGCAACAAAAGAGCCAATGTTCCTCGGGCAGTCCGTGAACGTGGCGCGCTACGATCAGCAGAAATACCGTGACTTCGAAAAGCTGATTGAAAAACAGCTCTCTTTCTTCTGGCGTCCTGAAGAGGTCGATATCACCACTGACCGCATCGACTTCAACAATAAGCTGCAAGAGCACGAGCGTCATATTTTCCTGAGCAACCTGCGTTACCAAACGCTTCTGGACTCCGTTCAGGGGCGCAGTCCAAACGCGACTCTGCTGCCGCTGATCTCCATTCCTGAGCTGGAAACGTGGGTTGAGACCTGGTCGTTCTCTGAAACCATTCACAGCCGTAGCTATACGCACATCATCCGCGGCATGGTGGACGATCCGAGCACCGTCTTCGATGGCATTGTGGCTGATGAAGAGATTATCAGCCGGGCTATCAGCATCTCTTCCGAGTATGACAAGCTCTATGACATGACCTGCGCGCGCCAGCATCTCGGCGAGGATGAGTTCGAGCGCCTGTATGCTGCGGCTTTCGACGGAAAGCCCTACCCTCTTCACCGTCAGCTGTTCCGTACACTGGTCTCCATCAATTCGCTTGAGGCGATCCGCTTCTATGTGAGCTTCGCGTGTACGTTCGCTTTTGGCGAGCGAAAACTGCTTGAAGGTAACACCAAAATCATGCGCTTCATTGCGCGCGATGAGGCACTTCACTGTGAAGGTACTGAGCGTATGCTCCGCTTCATGCGCACCGGCCGTGAGGGGCTGCTGTGGAAGCAAATCGCTGCTGAGGAGGAGAATTACATCTATCAGACCATGATGGATGTGGCGGGACAGGAAATGCGCTGGGCTGACTATCTGTTCAAAGATGGTTCGATGATTGGTCTGAACGCGGAGATCCTGAAGACCTATGTAAAATACCGCACCAACCTGGCAATGCGTCGCCTGGGTCTGAACTCACTGTTCCCGGAAATCAAAGACGATCCGCTGGTGTGGATGAACAAATGGCTGTTCTCCGACACGCTGCAAATTGCCCCGCAGGAAGCAGAACAAAGCACCTATCTCGTTGGTCAGATTGACTCGACTGTCGACCGCGCAGGCCTGAACCAGTTCGCTGACCTTTAAAATCCGCTCTCATCGTTTTGTGGCCTGGCTGAGCTGGGTCACAATCCATGCATCAAATGAAGTTCTAAGGAAAGAAAAGAAATGACATTCACGAAACTGACCGATCATCTTAAGCTTGCTGCCGACAAACTGGTCGGCTTCAAACCTGAGCCTTATGAGCTGAATCCGGGCTACGCTATGGCGACAGAAAGCATCTACAAGATGGTTGACCAGTTCCATGAGCTGTTTCAGCACCCGCGTCGTGCCATGCCGGAGCCGTCGTTACTGCGTCTGCGCGCCAAGCTGATCCACGAAGAAGCTGTCACTGAAGGCATCCCAGCTGCCAGGAACGGTAACATGACTGCTCTGCTGGATGCGATGGCTGACTTCCTTTATGTGGGCATCGGCTCAATGGTGGCGATCAAAGGCGGTATTTCTACCGGGATGAGCTATTACACCCAGGAACAAAGCGTAGATCGCTTCTTCGAAACCTTCATGGTTCCGGGCAACACCGTCTTTGACGATATGGCTATTCCGTTCCGGGAAGCAGAAGAAGCGGTCGACATGCTGAATGCGCTGGCAGACAGACTGGAAAAAACGAAAGTCAGTGATGCCGAACTCATTCAGGAGCTGCGCCGCGTAATGAACAAAATTTATGTGGCCTGCATGATGACCTACCGCCTTGCAGACTTTCTGGGTATCGATGTTGTCGAGCTGGTGGCTGAGATCCACCGTTCAAACATGACGAAGCTGTGGCCAGCTGATGCCGAGGAGCGTCGTGTGGCGGTAGAGAACTGCAAGTACGACAAAAATGATCTGGGCTTCCGTCATGCAGACGGCACCGAGATGATGATCGGCTTCCGTTTGTCCGATGGGAAGATCCTCAAATCCCCTACCTACAGCGATGTTGACCTGACTCCCTTCGTTGAAAAGGCAATAACTTCTGCATTGTACGAAGTGGTTAAAAATCATTTGTAAGTACAAGCTTATCAAGCTATATTGACCTGGCGTGTTTTATTGTCCAAGTTCTTAATATCTTTTCCTGTGGTGGCCTCTGTGCCACCATTTTTTTGCCCCAATTTCTAGCGTTGAAGGCTTCTGCCGGATAAACTTGCATAAAAGGATATGTATGCACTTACCTATTAATGCGAGGTTGATTTGTCTCTTTTACTGAATCGTGAGCATACCAACGGTCAACTTACCAGTACGTCGTATGCCAAAATTGTTGAAACCGTACTCAAAACTGGCGTCCATGCGGGTGATCGCACCGGCACCGGCACGATGAGTGTCTCTTATGTCCCGTCTTACTACATGCTGACGGGTGGCTCTGTTCCGCTGATCTCCGGCAAATCCGTTAATCTCAAACCGCTGCTGGTTGAGCTGGAGTGGTATCTGAAAGGAACCGGCAACATTCAGTTCCTGAAAGACCATGGTGTAAAAATCTGGGATGCATGGGCTGATGAAAATGGCGATTTAGGCCCGGTGTATGGCAAGCAGTGGCGTCGCTGGAACGACACCCGCATCGTTGCGCACAGCGACTATCTGCGCCAAATCGACACCTTCCGCGAACGAGGCTACAAGATTGAGGGCTATCTGGGCGTTGAAGAAGATCGGGTGGTTTTATCCCGCGAAATTGACCAGCTACAGCGCATTGTCGACAAGCTCCGCACCAACCCTACCGATCGTCGAATCCTGCTGAATGCCTGGAACGTCGGCGAGCTGGAGGACATGAAGCTTCCGCCCTGCCACTTTGTCTTCTCGCTATGGAGCCGCGAGCTGGACTTCGAAACCCGTCTGGCAATGGCAACCGAGATTGGCGTGCAGCATAACCGTCACGGCCATGAGTCTGTGTACACCCAGATGCTCTGCATTCTGGAACAAGATGGCGGCATTACCGAAAGCGTGTTGGACGCGTTGGGCATCCCGAAACGCATCCTGAACTCTTGTCTGGTGCAGCGCAGCGTGGACACCTTCGTTGGGCTTCCCTTCAACATTGCAGGCTACGGCATCCTCACCCATTTCCTCGCGAAGATCACCGGCCATATGGCTGGCGCCTTTGTGCATTTTGGCTTTGACGTTCACCTCTACGACAACCACATGGACGGCGTTAATGAGCTGATGGGGCGTGAAGTGCCGGCACATTCCGATCCTGTCGTCATTTTCCCGCATGAGTGGGCAGAGCTGGATGATTTTAAGTGGGAAGGGGTGCAGGTCTGCGGCTATGACCCGCTTCCGTGGATCAAGGTTCCAGTGGCGGTGTGATATGGCCAGAGGAATGTATGTGCTGTGTGAAATCGAAGGTGTGCTGGCGCGGGCCAGCCATCGTGAATCGGTGTCTGATGCAGATGCAGGCGCTCTCATTGCAGGTGACGAACTCATCTTTTCCACCAGCCGCATGTTGCGCGGTTTTGCTCGCTCCGGCGCTGAAGTGGTGCTTATCAGCAGCCGCCCGGAGACGCTTGAAGAGCCGACCAAACGCTGGTTGAAAGATTTTGGGATTGATTACGACTGGCTGCACCTGGCTCCGCGGGGTGTCAGCTTCGATACCCACGTCAAACGCACGCTGGCGGCGCACAAAGGCGACTTACTCATCGCTGCGCTGATACACGACCCAAGATTGCGTGCCGTTCTGGCAGAGTCCCATCAGCGACCGACAATTTATGAGGTGAGCCAATGAAGATGATTGCAGCTGTCGGCCGCAATTACGAGATCGGCATTGGCAATGATCTCCCCTGGCGCTGCCCGGCCGATTTGAAGCTGTTCAAACAGCTCACCAGAAACGCCACCGTCGTGATGGGGCGCAAGACGATGGAAAGTCTCAAGCGCCCGCTTCCGGAGCGCCACAATCTCGTTTTGACGCGTTCTCGTGGCTATATGCCCAATGGGTTTTACCCCGCGAGCGTGGAGGATGTGCTGGCGTTACCAGATCCTGTCTGGGTTATTGGCGGCGGCCAGATTTACTCCGTGATGATGCCGCATGTGGAAGAAATTTGGCTCTCACACATTGGCGTGGCCGTGCCAGAGGCTGACGCGTTCTTCCCGGCGCAGATGATGCGGGCTTTAGGCTTTGTACCCGTGGATACGGCTTATACCCAACGTGCGAGTGAGGATGAGCCTGGCTTTTTGCAGATCGTTTACAGAAGGTCGTAATGGATTACCGGATTGGGATCACTGGTGCCCAGGGCAGTGGAAAAACAACCCTGGCCAAATTTATCGATCGGCATTACGGCATCCCCTATGTGGATGCCGGTGTCGGTAAGCTGATGAGCGAGCTTGGCGTAAAAGTGGGAGAGCAGCTGCCGCTTTACGAACGCCTGCAAGTGCAAATGGAGATTGCCAAACATATCGAGCTGATTACCCGCGGCATGGAAGGCTTCGTGATTGATCGCACACCGCTGGATGTCGTGGCTTACACGTTAGATCTGGCAGTCCAGACCAATGAAGAGCGCAGCATCGAGCTGGCGCTTGAAATCGAGCGGTTTTGCCACCGTGCTGCCGTCAGCAACTTCAACGCGATTGTCGGGCTTCGACCCGGCGTGGCATTGAGCAATGCAGATCGAAGCCGGGCGCAGCGTGCTTCTCTTGACCGACTCTATGTTGCGCGTATCGATGCGCTGATGTGTGGCGAACTCACCAAGATTAACGCCATGCCCAGAATTGGCGACCTGCAAGTCTTCGTCATCTCAGAGAAATGCAAAACGATAGATGCTCGGGCCAGGTCTGTCATGCGCGTGCTGGATGGTGCCGTCGAGCGGATCGAGCGCCGTGCTATTGGGCGAGTTACCTATCACTGAAACTTGCTCGCCTGTTACGCGATGCGACAATCCACCACGCAGAATCATTTCAGGAAAAACAGCATGATAGAAGAACTACCCCTGACTGATGAGTTAGATCGCAAAGTTGTCGAAGCGCTGATCCGCATTGCGGATGAACAGGCTCGCTCACTCATGACAGAGCGCGAAGCGCGGCTGGCAATCCGCGCTATTTTCGAGTCAGCGCAGGGTCTTGTTGGGGAGGAAGTTGGCGAGGCCATTAACGTGGCCATGTCGCAATTTAACCACGGCACCAAACGCCGGCTCTTTCCTCTGCATCTCCAGTTGGCTGGCGGATCGGTGCTCTATGTCTCCGTCTGCCTCGAAACGAACCAGATTAACGTCCTCAATACCACGACGGGTGAATGGCGAGCGCCAGTCGTCTGTGAAAGTGGTGAGGAAGCCTTGAAGAAGGCCGCTCAGTTTGTGCGTGGCGCACTGCTGAAAGGCGCGAAGAAGCTGTAAGGAGTAGCAATGACCACGATTGTCGGTGGTATCGATATCGAGTCCACAGGGCTGGATTTCACATCCGGCCATAAAATCATTGAAATCGCCATTACGCGTTACGATCTGGACACCCAGACCCACATCGACAGCCTTGAAATGCGTTTCAATCCACGCCGCAGTATCGACCCAAAAGCCCAGGCGGTGCATGGCATTTCGCTGGAGGCGCTGGCCGCGGAGCCGCTATTGTCTGACCATGCCAAAGAGATTGCTGCCTACATGGGCGCGTGCAGTGTATGGGTGGCGCACAACGGCGAAGCTTTCGATATTCCGTTCATCCGCCACGAGTTCGCCGGGTATGGGGTGACACTGCCAGATGTGCCGCTGGTGGATTCCATGTTATCAGGCCTCTGGGCGACCGAAGACGGCAAACGCCCACGTCTGGAAGAGCTGGCGTTCTCTCTGGGCTTCGTATATGACCGAGAGAAGGCGCACAGCGCGCTCTACGATACAGAACTCATGATGCAATGCTTCTTCAAAGCGCGTGAAAAATACGGCTTCTTTAAACTCCCCTTCGAAAGCGCCTGATGGCGCTTTCTTTTTCCCTCAAGTCATTCTAACTGCCTGTATTTATCTCTTTTCCGCCTAATAGGTCTTGTCAAAATACGCTCATCAAAACGCAGTACGCGATTAACGAAAGGAGATAAACATGAGCACTACTAATAACGCAGTTAAGAACGATGACCTGGACGAACTGACCGCCATGCTTCAGTCACTGGATGAGCCAGTGGCAAAAGCAGCGAAGTCGAGCGGCAGCGATGACATTGACGATCTGCTGGCTGGTCTGGATGACCATATCACTCGTCCGGTTGAAGCTGTTGCGGATGAGGTCATGCATAGCGTGGCAAATGACGACATGAGCAGCGTCTTTGAAGAGCTGGAGGTAGAGCACGAGTCCGTAAAGGTTGTTGAGACGGCGCACGATATGGCATCCGAGCCAGCAACTGAAAACGAACCTGTGATTGAAGCGCACAACAATAAGTTTAAAGGGGCCGATCCAACTCCTGCGCCTGAAGTGCAAACGGCCAAAACAGAGCGGGCGCCCGCCAAGCCTCGCTTCACTCTGGAAGGCAAGGATGAAGAGTTCTTTAGCAGCGCGGGTCTGGATCGCGAGGCTTTTACCAGTGCCTTCGAAAAGGCGCCTGTGAAAGCGAAGGATAAGATCTTAAACCTTCTCAACTGGTTCAGTGGCGGTCCGGAAATTAGCGTTTATACGGTGATTGCTGTGCGCCACATTCTTGAAACCAAGACGGCGACCAGTAACAGCATCAAGCTGGCACTGATGAGCAATCCGGAAAAGCCGTATCCGCTGAACACTGCCTCAACACAGGCTGGTCAGATGATGGCGCTGTTTCCTGCTGTCGGCATCGCGACGCGTGATGGTGGAACGCTGACGCTGAACGAAGCGTCCCCGATCATTAAGAAATTTGTAACGGAGTACACTATTGGATGACGTCCCAGAACTAAATATAAAGCCCCCTGGGAGCTTCGGGATGCTGGGTAAGCCAATCGCATACCCAGCACCCAAAAACGCGTCAGAATGCATTTCCTTTGCAAATTCTGACGCGTTTTCTTTTGTTTGCGATTTGCTATGCCAAATGAAACAATAGGTAGGTAGTTACCTAATGGAAAAAGCAATGATTGCAGCTGAAAAAATCAAAAAGCGAGAGCGAGATGCCTCTCTTCGAGACCTTTGGCGCACTCCCAAATGGTTGTTTATCGCCATCCAACGATTTATAGGCGCCGAGTTCGATGTGGACGTCGCCTGCAACAAGGATAACGCGCTGCTGCCCAACTACATCGGCGTTGAGCGTGATGCCCTGAAAAGCAGCTGGGGTGAGCCTGGCACCGTGGCATTTCTTAACCCGCCCTACTCCCGGATATCTCCGTGGATCGACGCGGCCATTCGGGAGCAGGCGCGTGGCGTAACGACAGTCATGCTGATCCCACAGTCCCTCGATACCCAATGGTATGAACGCGCCACTGAGTGCGCCAACGAGACCGTTATTCTGTCTGGCGGCCGTGTGGCGTTTGTGGAGCCGGATGTCGAGCTGGGGCTGGTGGAGGTCAACGTGAATCCCGGTGGCAGTATGCTGGTCATCTTCCGTGGGTTTTGTCAGGAAGCTGGGCATGTCATCAGCAAGATACCGCTGGCGGTGATGAAAAAGCTGGGTGGTTATGATCCTGCCAATGTCATCAGAAAGAAAAGACCAGTTAAGAAGGCAGCTTGATACCAGTCTGGGAGTGTTTCAGAACCTGCTTCCGTATATATAAATAACTAAGTACTAATTATTAATATATACAGAAACAGGCTTTTAAAGTCTGTGTTTCTGAACCACTCCCAGACCGATTTACACCTCCAGAACTCTCTGGAACCCCTCTCCAGACGCTCTAGAATCGTTTTTAAAGACACAGTAAGGAAAACTATCATGGCATACCCGACGAACGTCGTAGCGCTCGTTGAGAGCGATTTTCTGGCCAAAGCTCGTGACATGATGAAAGATCGCGAAAAGGCTTTCAGTCTGTACGAATGGTCACTCAAATGCCTGCACGCAGGCGAGCATCGCGAGTTGCTGGAGCAGCTCTTAGGCGAACTTATCAATGAGGTGTTTGCACTCAACGTCCAGCTTCATGGGCGAGATAATAACCAAACAGTTTAATAGGTAAGTACAAACTATTTTAAGCCATGATCGCCAGTGATAAAATCTCCGCGCTGGCAGATACATCTGCCAGCTCGACCTGATGGGTGGGGGATAGCGTCACTGGCGTCAGGTTTAAAAAAGCCCACTACCAGCGTAGAACCGGCACCGTTTAGGGGTTGGGGAAGGGGGAACCAAAGTGGGCAGAGACAAGGGTCACTTTATGATTGTCGAGTCTGGGATGTTTCGAGAGGTTGAATCCAGTGCTCCCCTTCATAGAGTGTGGGAAGATCTCGGTTCTGGGGTGCTGTCATCCATAACTTCCCAAGCCTAAGCTGGCAGTAGACTTAGGTCATAACTTTTCAGGTTATGTAACGACCAGGTTGGTGAGGAATTTTTGTACTCACCTCCCTGGGAGAGTATTACCTGAAAAGATAACCTCTCACTTCGTTCGAGGTGAACTTCACTCACTTCGTTCGTTCAGTTCAGGGGATTTAAACCCTGTTCTGGGAAGTAAGTTTTTTTATTAATTTAAATACCTTACATGCACGCGTGCGCGCACACGCGAGGAAAAAAATCGTCGCGGCGCGCGTTTCTGGAGCCACCATGACGACGAAGACACCAGCCCGACAAAAAACTGGCTGCCGCCCAAAGTCCAAACGAAACCACCATCCCCAGACCCGATTCAAAACTCCCGCAGTCGACTTCAATCCCCAGCTTAAAACCGTAAAAGTGTTCAGTGACGGCTCCTGCCTCAAAAATCCGGGCGGGCCTGGTGGCTACGGTATTGTGCTCCAGTATCGCGATGAAGAGCGCGAGCTGTCCGATGGCTTCCACAGCACCACCAACAACCGCATGGAAATGATGGGTGCGCTGATGGCTCTGGAGCGGCTCAAGTACCCCTGTAACGTCATTCTGTATTCGGACAGCCAGTATCTCAAAAACGGCATGACGCTCTGGATGAAAGGCTGGAAGCGCAACGGCTGGGTGACGTCAGAGAAGAAGCCAGTGAAGAATGTTGATTTGTGGAAACGACTCGATGCAGCGGCCAGTCGGCATAACGTTCGCTGGCAATGGGTCAAAGGCCATGCCGGACATCGCGAGAATGAGATCTGCGACCGGCTGGCAAAGATAGCTGCTTTCGCCGCAGCGGATACCCCACACAAACGAGATATCGGGTTTTTGGCTCAAAATGATAAGTAGGTATTTACCTATCATTCTAAATCAGGTATCTTATCCATCGTCAGGATGACGAAGCGTCGGTAAGGCGCTGTTCCACGGATGGAACGCTCAAAGGCGGCTGGCAATGCCAGCCGCAACTCTTTCTGACATTGAATGGATTTCACATGGCACACCAAACGCCCCTCACTTCTTTCAAAAAGCGCCCTCGTTCAATACGCCTTGCTTTGGCTGAGTTGTTTAGCGGCCGTGTTTCTGCACGTCTTGCGCAGCTTGAAGCGCGGGTGTTTGACCTGGAGGTGCGGGCTAATGCCCAGGCCACCACGATTGCCAATCTGGGGACGATTATCGCCGTCGATAAGGCAGGCGATTCCGCCAAATCCCGGAAGCACACAGGGAAAAGCAATGGAAAATTTTCAAAGAAAGCGTCTGATGCCAATGGCCTACGCGCTAATTTTGGTTTCTCTAGCCGCGGCAGCAGTTCCAGCCGGTCAGAGCCTGTTGATACCGGATTCAACCACTACCACCACACCATCGTCGACGACACGCCTTCCAGAGAAAGCGTCTGCCACTCTGGATGGGATGTCTCTGGACACGATTCCGGGTCGTCCTGCGATTTCGGATCTTCCTCCTGCTGCGACTGAGATGACGGCATGAGATTTAGTTTTCAGAAGACTTTCGCGCTGATGGTTGGGCCGTGCGTCCTTCTGCTCGGCGGTTGGGTCATGAACCTGTTGAAGCTGATCGCCAGCGGAGATCTGCATTTCCACGCCGGGATGACACTGGCCCGCGTCGTGGGGATATTTCTGGTGCCGGTTGGCGGCATCCTCGGATTTTTTTAACGCTGAATGGTTTCAGTGTTGCTTAAACAACTTGTTAAATCACTTAACTAATAGGGAAAACACATGTTAGGTTTTTTAAAAAAGAAAACGCGTAAAGCGGTTGTTGAAGTGAAAAAGATGGAGAACCGCGACGCTGTAGAGGCGACCGTCTGGGGTGCCTACATGATCGCATACGCTGACGGCACCTGTGATGCCAAAGAGATCGCCATCCTTGAAAAAACCATCGCGGCGCTGCCAGCATTCTCTCCGTTCGCAGGCGAAATCGCGCAGATGAGCAGCAACATTCGCGCGCGTTATGAGGCATCTCCGCGCTCTGCCAATGCCCAGGCTCTGCGTGAGCTGGGTGACGTAGCCGGTACGCCGGAAGCTGTAGATGTGCTGTGCCTGTGCATCGACATTGCTGATCAGGATGGCATCGGCGAAGAAGAAGAGGTTGTGCTTAAGAAAATCGCACAGGCACTCCAGCTCTCTCTGGATGCCTATCTGTAATGACCGAGAAATTCCGGTTAGCCACAGTCATCGCGCTGCTGATCATGACTGTGCTGGTGGACTTCGCCAGCAAATTAATGTCGGTTGCCGCCGATGGTATATTAGTTGGGCTGGCGATCTACTTCGCCACCCCACTACTCAATAAGCAAAAGCATTAAAAACTAAGGGCCGGTGACGGCCCTTATTGCTCTGCATGGATACCGACACTCGCCGTTACACAGTGATTGTCTGCCTCTTCTGAAACGACAAAATAAAAGCATCTTCAAAACAACTTGTTTAAACAGATAAGGAATACGCATGTGCCAGAATTGCAAAACCAAAGCCGCAGAAGCTAACGCGAAATATGAAACGAGGGACGTCGCGCAGCTGGTAAAAATGTTAGGTGTCGTGCGCGGCACAGAGAATGTTTCGATTGTGGAACGTATGAATAGCACTATCGAGTTCGCCTCTCTCTTTGAAGATCCGATGGAGCTTATTGGCTTTGCACATCACCTCGGCACCCACTATCTGGCAGAGAAAGACCGGGCTGACAAATTACAGGCAGCACTGGATATGGTTTGCCAGCCGCAATCGTCGACTCTTAATGCGGCAGACGCGCTTATCGCAAGGCAGGAGCGTCAGATCTCCGGTCTCAAAAGCACAATGTGCATTCTGATGGCTGCATTCGAGCTGATGTCCTCGCAGGCTGGTTTCAAAATGCCAGAGATGAACAATGAAGATCCGATGGCTGTGCGTGAACTGCTGGGCGCGCTAGCCGACCAGCTGGACACCAAGAAAAGCCGCCTGGAAGACATGATGCGCGAGCTGACCCACCGACACGATCTGACCAAACAGCCGCATAAAGCGCAGCACGCGAATCACTAAGACGGGGGCGAAAGCCCCCTTTTCATGCCTGTAAATCCTCCTTTTATGCCTTTTCAGCTCTGAGAAAATAACACCAACAAGAAAACAATTTGTTTAATGGTTTTATTATGAGTACAGCCCTTTCTATCGTTGATGACATTAGCTTGAACACTGAAATCGACTATCGGCAGGAGATGAACGTTATCCATGACATCGTGGCCGAGTGTGAGAAGGAGATCGCCTTCATGCATCAGGTACATGACTATGTCTATGGCGATGAGCGCCACCAGATGATTAACCGTTTGCTGCACCTGAACCACCGCCCTGACGATGACCGCGTATGGCAGTCCAGAACCGAGCTTAAGAAAGTCGACCTGGAATGGGTTAAACAAAACCTCTGGGCTGAATACTGGAAGAAGGTGACGGACATGACCAACGTGTTGCTCATCATGCCAGCAGCACGTCGTGACGAATGGCGCGAGCAATTTATTGAAGGCAAGCAGGAGATCGTCAAAACAGACCGCTCCGGCTACCAGATGAAAATCAAAGAGTTTGTGGGTGTACCTGAGTTCAAGGCAGAGACTGTTATTCCCACCATGCTCAATCTGCTCAACGACAGGCACAAGTATCTCTCTGAGCGCGTGTATGGTCTCTTCAAAGCGCTGAGTCCGGCGCACAAGACCAATAAGACGAACGGCTTTAGCGAGCGTCTGATCATCGCTAATTGCATCACTGACTTCTGGGGAGACAGCGTAACAGTTAACTACCGCAAGGAAGATTACATCGATGATCTGCGCGTGATGCTGCATTTCTTTGCTCATAAAGAGTTCATCAGCATCAACCGCACCACGGAAATGCTTTCTGCCGCATACCGGGCTAACGACCGCCAGACCGGCGACTGGATAAACGTCGATGGCAACCTGATGCGCGTGAAGATGTTCAAGAACGGCAACGTGCATTTCGAGATTCATCCGGACGTAGCCTGGAAGCTCAACGAGGTGCTGGCCTACAGTATGCCTGCTGCGATCCCGGCGCCATGCCGCACAGCGCCAAAAACGCGCGCACCCAAAGAGTTTGGTCTCATCCAGAAGACGATCTCCGAACCGGTGCGCTCCGCGTTGCGTGATGGTCGCAAAGGCCGTGAGAGCGCAGTCTGGTTCTTTCCGGATAGTCGGTTACACAAAACCCATGTCGAAGAGCTGGAGCGCACGCTACGTTTTATTGGCGGCGTGAAGGAGAAATCGCAGTGGAAGTTCCCCTATGACGTGGAACATACGCTCAACACCATTGTGGCCACCGGGCTGATCCCGGACACGAAGTCACACCAGTTTTACCCCACACCAGAGGTCATCGCGGAATATGTGGCGAGAGCGGTAGATCTGCAACCGGGCGAGACGCTGCTGGAGCCAGAAGCTGGACGTGGCGATCTGCTCGCCTTTATGGGCGACATTCAGGAAGCCGCAACCTGTATCGAGGTCTCTCCGCTTTTCGCCGATATCCTGCGCGGAAAAGGATACAAAAACACCTACTGCTGTGACTTCATGGCCTGGTCAGAAATGAACAAAGGCTGCCAGTTTGATAAAATCGTAATGAACCCGCCCTACTCTCTTGGGCGACACCGGGAACACACGCTTGCAGCGCTTAAGCACTTAAAAGCTGGTGGACGCCTGGTGGCAGTGTTACCGGGGGATGCCCCCACACTTAACTGGATGACACTGGACAACTACGTGTATGCCAAAGGCAGATCATTCACCGATGAGTTCGAGGAAACTGGAATTACCGTAAGCGTGTATGTATTCAAACGTTCAATTTGTTAGGTAACTGTTTACAAGCTTTGTGAGAAAATGTAGCAACCAAACCAAGAGGAGAAAAAAATGAAAACAACTCATAAAAACTTCTCATTGGATGCATCGGTAGTATCCGAGATGAGAACGGAAACGACATATAATCTCTATCAAGAGGGCAACCACGCCGCGGTTGGCAAGATCGTCGTCGACAACCATCGGGTCTCCTTTGAAGGGGGCTTGGATAATGCCTCTGGGATACTGGAGCGGCTTGTTCGCCAGAACGCGTCGCTATCGTCGGACGGTGCCAAAGGCCAACTGGAGCTGACCTTCAGCGTTCCTGAATTTGGTGACTATGTGATCACAATCCGGCGCAAGGAAGAGAACACGACCTCAAATCATATATCTGAACCTAAACAATTACTTGCGAATCACACCTCTGAGTGCGATCGTTTACTTACCGACAACGCAACGTCTAAAAGGGAGAAGACAAATGAGAAAGACTGTGTGGGCGGCGACTTTGTTGGCGTTAACCCCTATTTCATACGGCTATGCCACCATTGCCTCCACGAGCGCAGCCATGACCGCTGCTATCGCTGCGGCAAACGCCTCGAACGCCGCGAGCCAGCAGGCGCAGAATAGCGCCACCCAGACATCCGCGGTAAACGCACCCATCATACAATCAGGCAACACCCTTCCAGCAAGCTACGACGCTAACGCCGTGTCTTTCGACCACTATAACGGCGTAGCTACGGTCTATTTTTCATACTGAGGTTCGTATGGAAGAGATCAAAGAACTGCTTAAGAAAGCACGCACTAACGCTGAATGCGGTGAGCATTTATCTCCAGCTGCAACAATAAAACTAATTGATGACGTTGAGCATTATCTTGAAAAACACGAGACAGATGACGCCACAAATCGCCACCTGTACTTCTACTCAGCGCAAACAATCGATGGCAACATTTTTTCTGGGGTGGCACAGCTAACCTGGCGCATAACCAGTTACGACGCGCTCCAGAACTTTAAGTACTTTCTAGGCGACACATTCGGCTACGAATTTGTATCTGTAGGCGCACTCTCTTATCTCGGGAGAGAAAAAGCGTAACGTCCATTTAGTAAACCTTCTAAACAAATAAATAAAAGGCCACTTTTGTGGCCTTAAACAAATTGTTTTCACCAACAAGTTATTATCCCACCCTTTAAAATTGACCTTTTCTGAACTCATATCTACTGTTTGTATATACAGTATTCGGGATGGCAAAAAGATGGGCGGCAGAGATAACAACTACCAGATCGTTTATCGCGGCGAGACGCTTCAGTGCCTCAAGCCTGGGCAATATGTCTTCTTTCAGCGGCTGAAAGAGTATGGCGGAGGATTCTGGCTGGGAAAAACCTACGAAGACGGCTTTGAGTTTGTGCTGGAGTGGCCAACCTCTCTGAGTGAGGGGCTGCTGTATCTGATGTCACTTGAGCGCGTGGAGGCCAGCTACATGGAGTTTATCGACGATGTCGATGACTTCAAACTGGTGTAGCTGCCCTCTGTATCTCGGTGAAGACGAGCTGCGTTGATGAAACCGGTGGGGTTATTCCTTTGACTCTTGTTCTAGCTCGACGATTTTAATCAGCACCTGACAGTATTCGCTTCTGCTTCTGATATTCAGGCGGGTCATTATGCGTTGTTTGTGTGTTGCCACAGTTTTATGTGACAGGCCAAGCCGCGTTGCGATGCCTTTAGTGGTGAGGCCTTCATGGACGCTCTGAGCGATCATGCGCTGCACCGGTGACAGCGGGTTTCTGTAGACGCAGGTACGGCAACGTTTTTTGTAGCAGTGATTGCTGTACCGTTCTTTGTTACGAAGCACGGCCGTGACCAGATTGCGAAATTTGTGTACCGAATCTCTCTTATCGATTATCAGGATATTTTCAAAACACCGAGGCAGTTTGTTAAATGTGCGCAACCTTTTTGCATCTGTCATCATAACAATCGGGAACCTGGCGTCTCTTGCCCGAATGGCTTTCTCGCAGATTAGCAGCTCATACCCCTCCTTCAGCATAAAGAGTGCGTAACAACACTCGCATACTTCCGGGACGATACACACCCTCTTTGGCAACGCTGCTTCCTTTGCGACTTCCTCGATTAAATACGAAAGACCGAGGGCGAAATAACTGTCTTTGCTGTGTATAACAATGCGGTGCATACTGATTACAAATGAAACAAGAACTAAATATGTTTAACGTTTTATTGATGAAAACCCCAATATATCAACGGGTAAAACAGATGGGCAATCGAAGAGACCACAGGTTTCAACCGTAGCGCGCATATTGTCTGCCTCATCGCTAACTGGATAATAAAGCCCATAAGATAACAATTTGTTTAACGAGTTAACGAAATTGGCAGTCCGGCTTTGGCGTCTCGTAACTGGATGAACGCGAGGGGGGCGAAGTAAAATTGTGTGCGGATTGGTTTCAGCAATCCGGTGATAAAAAGAAGGATATTTTTATGAAGAAAACACTCATTGCACTGTTCCTTTCTCTCTCAGGTTTAGCTACCTCAGCGTATGCGCAGGACGACTTGTCCATCAAACAACTGGCGACGGACAAGAGCACAGAGGCTGAATACCAGAAAATGGTAGAGGGCCAGCATCTACCAAAATGGGTGGCTCAGGGCGGCACAACCTCACCAGCCAAGAGCGTCAAGATCGCCGACAAAGAGTACATGGTGCTGACTGCATGTAAGCCGCATGACTGCGCTACGCAACGCATCGCTGTTCTGTACTCCCCGGAAACGAAGATGATGACTGGCCTCTTCTCTACGGTTGATGAGCATTCGGGAAACGAAACGCTACAGTGGCTGAATATTCCGGATGAGCTGTCGATTAACGGGAAGACCGTCTTGTACGCTGCACTGTCCGGCAGCCTGGACAACCATCCGGACAACTTCAACTTCAAATAAACACTGGAATGGCGGGGGAGAACCCCGCCATTTTTTATGCTCCACTCACTCAGGAACGAGACCTCATGAACAAACGACTTATAGCATCACTGCTGCTGGCTTTACCTCTCTCCTCTATGGCCGCGGGAGTAGGTTCGCTCTATTCCCAGGTTTCTCGTACCTGTGAACTCGGACTGACAGGTAACGGCATTCCCGATACCCAGCTGCCGTGGAAGGATAGCGCTAAGGCCAATAAGCTCGACCCAAAAGTCGTCAAGGCTTTCGACAAGGCCTATGAAGCAAACAAAAACCTGCTGGTCGTGCCCGGCACCTGTGTCGATGAGGTAAGGGATAAATACAAAGAGCTGTATGGCGAAACCATCCCGGTTGAGTGATCAATCCGTTGACATTGGCGGTCACAATTTGAGGATTTCTATAAGAGTCCGTTGATCGCCAATTTCCTCACCCCACAAGACCCCTTCAGCCCAGACGTGATAAGACATTTAAGCCAATAACACCCCCAAGAAAACAAATAAATAACACATCAAAGAAAAGTCAACGCTATACCCCTGATTTAGTCTAAGAAGTTGACGTTTTCGCACGACAGCTCTTATACCCCAATTCCTGCCCACCAGAACGCACGACACCGTGTTAAATGCCACAGAGTCGATACATCACACCACCCGAAAACAAACGCGCTCAGAAGCGCTCTCATTGCGTTATAATCACCATTTAAACAACTTGTTTTCAGGCATAAGAAAACAAATTAATCACACCAACAAGTAACTAACACACGCCATTATCCACAATGCCGAAAACACCTTCCTCTTCCTGTCAGGCTAACGAAAAGACCAACCTTTCTTCCCCAGGCTACCGACCACCCACCTCATCTTTCCAGGCTACCGCAGACACGATTTCCCCATATGCCATTACCCAATACCCGGATAACCACAGTCGCGACGAAACCTCTGGCATACCAAGACCAGCACAGGAGCCGTCGCAATTTTGCTTACCCACCATTACCACCAGAGAGAGTGAAAATTCCTGAATAGCAGGAAACGCCATTACTTCATATGCGGAGAACACCAAAAGCACCTCACTGTCATTACCCACACTTCCATCTTCTCGCACAAACGAAGAGGAAGGCGCACCTGCCATTACTCCATACACGGAGAACAACACTCACCCAAAAGATGAGAACAACCCAGACGAAAACACAGAGAAGAGCCACGCCAAAAAGAACAAAACCACATACGCCGGAAGAGAGAACAAACCACCCATTTCATCCAAAGGAACACTCGCCCTATAGAGTGTTATCAGGGGGAAGGTATGTGCCCCTACAGGTGTGAAAATCACAGGAGGTATAAGTGGGAAGGGGAGGAGGGGTGTCGCTACTTTCTACGCATTTATTCAAGTCCTGATTTTTACCTCCCGTAACGTCTCCACCCACCCTACGGTCAGCCTCCGGGACATCCAGGGAAACGGTCACCTCCCTCCCGGGAAACGGGAGCATTGCCGAAGAGAAACGGCTGGAGGTTTTCAGGGAAACGGTGAGACCCCGTTGGGGTGCTGTAGAGCGCCTGTAAAACTGACCGGTGTAATGAGGTGGCGCGCCGCGGTCTGGACTGCCTGGAAATAGCGGGACAGACATCGTCCCTTGCATGCAGCTGCTGATAGTTATTCTGTCAGACCATTGTCGGGCAGCAAGCATTTTTAAGAGGTTTCGGGAGCGACAGAACCCTGCGGCCACCAGCATCCATTTCTTACCTCCGGCCATGTCACCCACCGTAACAACGCGCTTTGTGGCCGTTTTCTCACTGGTATTATTTACGCCAACAAGAAAACAAGTTATTTACGGAGTGCGTTATGAGAAGTGCGATGATTGTTTCACTGAATGCGGGCCAGCCACGTAAGGCTAAACCAGAAGTTGCCCACCAGCTGACCCTGCTCGATATCATCGCCAATGGTACGGCCATTCGTCTTTTTAAAGAGACCGTGGTCTCTGAAGATACCCGCACGCGATACGTGATGAGTATTCGCAGACCAAGCGGAAGAGGCTGGATGGCAAAACAGATTATCTGGCCAGCAGGAAAGCTTGAACAGGCTCTTCTGGAAGCAAACAAAGTTGCCCAGCAGGAAATACAGCGCGTATCTCTTCTGGCAACAGCCTGACATGTGCAAAAGCGATTAGTCGACATTACGACAGCCCCGCCATCCTTCGGGGCTTTTTTGTTTACTAATACAACAAAACAACATGTTTACGCCGTTGTGTTATCCGCAGGCCAGAAATACCCACCTCTCACCGCCAGGCTACCTTCGGCACCCTCCAGTTCCCGCCAGGCCACCAGCAGCCGTTACAGAACACTTGGACGCCTCATATGCACTGCGATAATTAAACCAACAAGAAAACAAATTGTTTAAGGGTTTTGAATATGAACTTTATCGCGACTGTCAGCTCACCGGCACATGGCACTATCTCTGTAACTTATTCTGATATCGAAAAGAGCGTGCTGGGTGCCTGGCGAGGAAATGAAACCATCGAACTTTCACGGAATGAGAAACAGCAGATTGCCAATGCCATTACCTGCAATCGTCTCGATACGCGCGTGTTTGAAAAAGCGTATGTCGCCACCTCAGGATTTGGTGTGGTTGTCTTTCCGGTGCGCAGCGGTCGTTTCTGCCAGTCAAAGCTCATTGAGTTCGCCGCACAAATCGCTATGTGGATCGGAACAGAATCCTCCTTCAACTTCACGAGCCAGGAAGCCATCGCACAAGGAATGCGGATCGCCAATAACGCCCTTAAGTGCAAAAACGTTGTCTATGAAGCTGGTATTAGCTCCTGGAAAGTCACATGCGGGGAGTTCGTCAAAGAGATGTATGTCAGCAACCGCTTCACATCCTGACAGGTGTGTAAGAGGGGAGGGCCGGAGACGGCTCTTTCTTTGCCACCAGCTCCCGCAGGGAAATTTTCAGAAACGGCCAGAAGTCCATCAGGGCAACCGAAGGGAAACGGCCAGGGAATTTTCGGGAAACGGCTGGGGTCGCCTACAGGTAGAAACAGAGCGGGAGATGCCCAGAATCGTATCAGCCATCACGCGGAAGGAATCAGCGGAAGCTGGTGGGCGCTTTAACCCCTGAGCCATACAGACAGCTTTCGCTACGTGATTATGTGCATCAGTGGGCAAGCCACTGCCAGCGCGCAGACGTCGCGCCAACGTGATAATCATATGCCAGCGCCAGCACGTCATGCCAGTATTACCGACACGCCCCGAAAGATAGCGCATCGCCACCAGCAGACACCAGCAGCCCCATCACCAAATAATCACACCCACACCACACCAGATCAGCCATGCGCTAAAACGCAACACCTCGCACTGTGAGCGCTCGTTATTGTGGGTAATGGGTACGTATTGGGAAGGAATAAAACGCGTCACAGTGGCGCTTTTTAATGGGTTTATTTTCGTGATAGCTGGTGGAGAAGAGACAATAAAAAACGCGCCATTATGGCGCGCTTGATGTGATAAGCAGAAACAAAAAAGCGCCCACTATGGGCGCTGAATCCGTCTACTTATGCTTTGAATGCATCAGCCAGATAGTTATAAAAATCATTTTTGATAAAGCGATATTGCTGCGATCCGTTTTTAGCAGCGCCCATTCCTTTGATCTTCTCGACAAGTCCCAGACGTTCACACAAATTGATAAGCTGATTGGCTTGAGTGTAGCCAGCGTCTAAGCGTAAATCATTTGCTCGCTTAACTTCATTCATCAAATCGAATACAGCGCCATTAGTGAAAACTTCTACTTCGTCTTTGATCATGTGAACAAGTGCAAACACGCGTGAACCGCTCATATCGTCTTTGGAGTACTCGCATTTACCAGCTTTGATAGATTTAACCAGATAAACTAATTTTTCCAGTGAGTAACTGTTAGTCATCGCTTCGCGGAAAAACACTTCTGGTGCTTGTTTGCTTGCTTTAATCGCAAAGTAAAACACAGCAGACAATTTTTCGTCGTTAACAGCAGACAAAATGTTATTAGAGAAATATTTTAACTTTGTAGAAGCAGCACGAAGATTATCTTTATCGTTTTTGGTCAGCGCGCCAGTGCTATTAAGAAGTTCATTCTTTTGCTCCAAGTCGTTAGCTTTTGCACCCAGCTCAGCAGCAACAATATTAGCAGCTTCAAGAATGGATTTTTTAGAAATGGTTGCGTTAGACATAATATTAATCCTTGGAAAATTGAAAGTTAATTTATGTATCGTTAGCGTGTTCGCTTTCGATGTGACTAATTATCGATATGTGAAAATTAAAATCAAGTATTTTTTTGCAAGGGAATGAAGAATATTTCTTCAACAAAAATCAAAGTCTTAGAAATAAATAGCGATTTCTCGAAGGTGTTGCCTAAATAAATTCTCTATTCGGACAGTCACCCTTATATATTTAAAAATGAATTGATTTAAGAGGAATAAACACGGCGAGAAGTGATACATAAAATAATAACCGGACTTAGCCGGTTATTACCCTTATAGAAATTAAAACGGTAAAATACGTTCGACCCAATCGAAGAGAACAATCATTCTTGCATGTTCCCTGATTTTCATCGTCACCTGACAAGCATCAACGCCTAACGACACTCCCTCTATTTCACGGCCATCCGCCATGTAGACCCTTATACACTTCTGTGTTTCATGAGCCTGACGGCAAATTTTGAAGAAATCACGACGAGATGGCTGGTTGTTCACGTAGTCAGGATGTACCGTGATTCTGCCAGTGAACTCTTTGTCCACTTCATTAGATGTGATGGTTTCTAGGGTGCTTATTCGCTCCAAGGGAAGACGAACTCGATGCTCTTTGCTTCCGATAACAGGAGAAAGATCGAGTTTGTTGCGAGCCTTAAGTAAACCGTTTACGTAAAGACAATACACCTGGCCATCTTCTAACGTAACTTTTACAGGAATGTTCTTTGCTCGATCGTACTGTAGACTGAACTCTACATGGGTATAGTCACGAGGCCAGACCTCTGCTGGTATGCCGTATGTAATATCTGTGATAGTCATTAGTCGGCCTTTAATGGCGTTTCAAGAAGCCCAAACTTAAACTGCTTGTTACCTGCAACGAGGAAGGGAACCTCGATGTAGATGTTTTTGTTATCCGTGTCTAATTTTGCAGTCTCTTTGATACCTTTGAGAAGTTTTATTGTTGCTGCGTTGTCCAGAATAAGGACCTTTCCGGTTGCATTATTATTATCAATTTTACTGAAGACGACAAATGGTTCACTGCTTCCTACGCGTATGTGTATTGGACAACCTGTTGTGGCAATGTCATCGCAGAACATAGTGCCATCCGTTACTTTTAATAGACTATAAGTTGGAACTAGCGCCTTATCTGATTGGGTATTGCTTTCTTCCTTGACAGCTGTACCCATGATTTGAAGTAGCATATGTTCGGATTCACCAGGGATAAGTGTTTCCTCCGCGTTATCTGAATACCTGAACCATACCTCTTGCCTCATATTTCACTTCATCTGGAGTGGTAAATTGACTGTACGTTTTTTGCATGTCAGCAACCATATCAGACACCGCATGAGAAGAAAATGAAAGGAAATAGGCAACAATTAAAACTGCTATTCGAGTCATTTTTTTTGACCTCTATTTACTATTAATATTAATAGACAATGCTGTTAACTTAGACAAATTTGCAAAATCTTAGCTTTTCAATAGATATGAGCGGTTCATGCTCATCGTTTAGCTTATCACTCCTTATCGCGTTTTCAAGGCTATCAACGAGCGATTGGAGCGATTTGTAATCATCACATCTAATTTTAAAAGCATAATAAACATTACTCCCTTCTTTTTTAATTCCCATTTCGTTAAAGTTTGAACTTAATGAATAGCCTTCAAATTTTATCCCTCTTAGTTTTTTTATTGTTTGAGTTAATTCTTCGAGTTTAAATGGATAAATATAAATGCTAGATATCGAATATTCTTCGGATTGTATTATTTTGCACTTATTAAT